GCGAGGGATCACTGTCCCGCTGGGCGCCTGGTACTCGTAGGCTCGCACCTGCATCATCCGTGGCTCAGACTGGTGAGCGCGTAGCGAAACGTTACTGGTAGCTCCACCGGGGCCGATCTTGCCCTCGTAGCGCCATCGCGGCGAGCGGGCATAGCAGCGCAGCAAACCAGGGTGGGCCGTTACGACACGGAACCGGTACCCCTTCTCGACGTAGAACTGGGCCAGGAAATCCACCATCGCCGTGCCGAGCCCCAACCCCTGCCAGTCGGGCAGGACCACGATCCGGTGTGCTCGGCGGATGAGCTTGGCGCTGGCGGCCCGATGAGGTGTCCCCGCTACGACCACGTAGGCCACGCATTCATCGCCCACGAAACCCCCGAAGTAGCGCCCATAGGGGGCCCTGGCGCTCAGGTAGTGATGGACCCGAAAGACGCTCCACGCTTGGCGTCCCATCGGGAAGATGTCGAGGTGGACCTGGGGTCGGGGTTGAACGGACCTCCAGGTGAACTCGCCCGTGTGGGGCTGGTACGTCCAGTCGGGCTGTAGCCACTCCTCGACGTCGTAGTGACAGGTGACGGCCACAAGTTTCTGACCGCGCTTACGTACTGCCTTGGCCGCGGCGGCGGATGCGACCTTGCCCACCTGACGATCGACGGTCGAAGTCCACTCATCGATCACGGCCAGCTCAGGCATCTCGGCTAGGGCGCGGGCGACGTTAGCCCTGAACTGCTCGCCCGTACTGAGCGACCCCCACGGTCGTAACCATGCCGGCGCAGACCCGAGCCCGACCGCCCCGAGTAGCCCAGTCACGTCCTTGACCGCCATCTCGGCCGGGAAACCGTCGACGACCGCCTTGTCGGGCGCCCAGTCGAAACCGTCCATCACGGCCGGTCCGAACACCTTGCGTGCTACTCGGGACTTGCCTGCTCCCGAGGGGCCCACGATGAGGCCGACGTTCCAGTCCTTGTCCTCGATCGGCAGGTCTACTTCCCAGGCCCGCTTGGCGTGCTCGGCGGCCGGGACGTCAAACAGGCTCTCCACCTGCATGACGCGCGGCGACCGACAGATGGGTACCTCGACTTCCAGGGTGGTTTTCAACGGCTGCTCCTTTGGTTCAGACGACTACGGCACGAACGTTGAGGCCTCGGCCCGTCAACTCTTCTAGGAGCGTGGCCTGTTGGTGCTCATCGGTGCAGGTGACGACCACCTGGTAACTGGAGGCCAAATCGCTGGAGGGCGCGTCGCCAGTCGTGGCGTCGAACTCACCGAGCAGGGCGTCCAGGTCCTTTTGCGTGTACGCCGTGGCCGCGAACAACTCGGCATCGCCAGCGACATACGAGAGCATTTCGATCAAGAGGTCGTTGTCGTAGCCCCCCATTTCACCAAGCTTGTTGTCGGCGAGGTTCCTAGCCCGAGCTTCAGCCTCGTTGTCATCGACCCAGATCACCGGCACCCGCTCAAACCCGAGCGCGACCATCGCCTTGTACTCATGGTTGCCGATCAGGAGATCTCCGTTACGCCGGGCAACCAAGGCACGGTGAACGCCGAACCGTTTGATGGATTCCTTGATGGCGTCGACATCGCCGACACGAGGGTTGCCGGGGAACAGGTGGACCTTGTCGGTCGGGACGCACAGCGGTTCCAGGTCGGGCAAGATACCGGGGCCGGGAGGCTTGGGGACGGTGGCCATACTTGCCGAGCCTAACCGATCTGGTAAGGTGACTTTCACGGCGAGTTGAGGTGGTCATAACTAAGGCGCGCCGTACAAGGTTGAGACGGGTCCTCTCCGATGGGGGGCCCGTCTCCCGCCAAGTCCCCAAAGCGCGCGGTCACCGCGCGTATTGCCATCGGTCTGTCGATGCGCTAACATGCCTTTCATGACCACCGCACCTGAAAACTATCCTGAGCTTGATGAGTACCTAGACCACCTTGAGCAGCCCGACGACTACCACAGTCCTGAGGTTGACCAGTACCCCCGGGAGCCGGACGGCGGGCCGCAAGGCCCTTGGAGCGTCCAGAACGACGGCGCCGCCGACTGGGCGCTCCGCAAACTGGCCAAGGTCAAAGCCAAGAGAGCCGAAGTCCACCAACTTGCAGACGAGCGTCTGGCCAATATCCATCGATGGAGCCATGAGGTAGACGCCCCACTGATTGCCGATGAAGCGCGCTGGAACTTCCTGCTCTCGGACTACGCCCTCCGTCGCCGCGAGGAGACAGGCGAGAAGTCCGTCAAGCTGCCTAACGGGACACTGGGGACCACGCTGCACAACCAGGGCGGAGCGGTCGAGATCACCGCTAAGGCCGAACTGCTGGCCTGGTTGGCGACCTACCACGACCTGGAGGACCGGTGGTGCAAGATCGACCCGGAGCCTCAAGTGTCGCGCATCAAGCCTGAGGTGTTCATCGAGAGCGGAGCCATCTGCGGCAACTGCGGTGAGCCGATCGTTTTGATCCCCGAGAGCCATGAGGCGGAGGCGGGCGCGTTCTCGGCTACGTTGGCGCATTGGGTCAGTTCTGTCGGGGCTGCTTGTCCGGCCGAGCCGCCAGCCGTTGAGTTCACCGGCTGGCGACATCAGCCGATCCATGACGGTGACGGCGAGATCATGGCGGTGCAGGTGGTAATGACCACGCTCCCTCTGTTGGGACGGGTCCCGGTCCCTGGGCTTGGTGTGAGGGCTGAGTCGGTCACACCCAAGGTGGAGCCGTCGTGAGCGTCGACCTGTGCGGGGCACAGCACCCGACATTCGTATTCTCCCATTACGCCTACGGTGATGCCCTGCCGGTCTACGCTCGCTTTGTTGGGGAAGAGTCGAATGATGTTCGCGAGGACGAGGCCATCACGATCTATGAGACGTGTCGGCGCGAGACTGGGCACCTCGGTCGTCATCTATCGCCTCGTCAGTCATGGCCGGAGCCGTCGTGAGCGCCGAGAGCGTACGTTCACGCCTGGATGCACTCAAGGCTCGCCGCGAGCACGTGGCCGAACGTCTGCACACCACACCCTCTGAAACCCCCTGGTGGGATATCGATCTTCGCCTGTTGTTGACCGCAGTTGAGATGGCCGACGAACTTTTACCTGAGCATGAGCGTCAGTGCTACGAAGTCAAGCGGCGGATCATGTCTTATCGATCACCTGGCGAGCCCTGTGGCGTATGCCGGTGGTGCAAGTATTCGATGGCCCGCTCAGCCTTGGAGATGGCGCCGTGAAACTCAAACTCGTCAGCGACTCCATCCAGGGCGCCAAGGCCGTGATCTACCTGGACGGCCAGAAGGTCTGTGACGTAACTGGGCTTCAGATCAACATGACGCCCATGGGCCTGAACACCGTGGTTCTTCAGCGCTACCTGGACGGCGCCGAGGTGACCATGGACCTCTACGGGGGAGAAGCGTTCAAGGGGCTCCGAGACGCCAGCGTGGCCATGCTGCGCCGTCTTAGCGAGGCCGACCCCGAGTACCGAGCCCCCTTCGCTGGAGCCATGATGCTACTTCGTGACGCTGTGGAGGCGGTACAGGACGAGGTGGCGGGATGAGCCTCAACTGGGATCCCGCTGCCGTAGCCCGCGCCAAGCTAGCGCTGAAGGAACTGGCCGACGAGATCAGGGAGAACGAAGTCACGACCCAGGCCTTTGAGGAAGCCGCCGACAACTGGCGCCAACGGCTCCAGACCAACCGGGACCGTCTGAAGCGCCTGAGCGAGACGCTGGCTAAAGAGGGCATCTATCCGGAGAAGACGTCATGAGCCTCAAAGAGTGGTGGACGCCCGAAGGGCTCATGCTCCCTCCAGGGCTGACTTATGCCGAATGGGAAGAGGTCGGCGCCCAACTCCAGGAGATGGAAAAGGGCATCCAGTGGGTACTCGGTGAGTGGTTTTTGTATGGGGAGCGAGCGTATGGCGAGTCAGCCGCCCAAGCACTTCCCACGGGCTACGCCCTGTCGACCATCCGGGCCTCGGCTTGGGTGGCTAAACGGTTCCCTCAAGGCATGCGCGAACCTGGAGTGCCGTTTGCTCATCACCGCGAGGTAGCGGCCCTCCCACCAGACACAGCCAGAGCCCTCCTGAAGCGGGCCAAGGCCGAGAACCTGACCTCAGGCGACCTTCGTAACGAAGTCCACGCCGAACGCTCCAAGCGGGCACAGGAGGTCACCCGTCAACATCAGGCCTCCATCCCCCCTGAAGAACGCAAGACCTGGCCCGTCCTGATCGCTGACGCTCCGTGGGAACACATGGACACCGACGACATCTGCGACGTGACGGTCCCTGCCGCTCCGCTGTGCGCCCTGTTCCTGTGGGTGCCCCACGACAAGCTCCCTGACGGCCTGTCAGTGCTCGGAGCCTGGCAAATGACCTACCGGAGTTGTCTGATCTGGCCGAGCGCCGAGGAGAACAGCGACTACAACGGGCTGTGGGTGAAGGGCGAGCACGAGTTCATCCTGTACGCCACCCGCGGCGAGTTCACGCCGGCCTTCAAGCCAGGGACGATGTTGGAGCCTGGGGCCGGTTACGGTCCGGCCGGCCCGTTGCATTCCCATCTGGACCAACTAGTTGAGCGGATGTACCCGAAGCTCGAGCGGTACCAAGTCTTCGCTAAGGAGGCGGTCTACGGTGTCTGAGATCGCTGTCCAGATGTTCTCGGTCTCCAAATTTGCTGACTGGTTGGAGTCGACCGGTTCGGGTGTGAACGCCGCCGCCCGCCTCGGGTGCCGAGAGGTCCGAGTTGCCATGAGAAGTTGGAAGGCGATCACCGAGGACATGGCTATTCAGTGGGCCAGTTCGTTCGGTGCCGACGTCGATGAAATCTGGGGAGATGGAGCGTCCGCTCCAAGGGTCCGGGCTTACGACCCTGTGCAGTCTCCCGAGAGCCTGAACCAGCAGGGCGCTTCATCCCGGGAAGCGCTGGTCTCCAGCTTCCCGGTCCCACACCTTCCTGAGTCGGGCAAGATCGAAGACCCCAAACCGGTCCCTGTCCACAGCAGCGGCAAGAACCATCATCCTCACCAGTCCACGCTCAAACTGGCACCGACGCGCGCCGAGGCTGAGAAGACAGCGCCGGCCGTAGACACAGATGCGCAAATGAAACAGACATCGTTGTCAGATTCTTCAATTGGGAGTAGTCCGGATAGGACATCGGGTTACCCCAAGCCCTGCCCGAAGTGTGGCAAGTCCGACTTCAAAGACAGCGCCGGCCGCGCTGGTCACATGAGGTGGTGCGGTCAGACCAGGGACACCGAGGAGGCGTGTCCGTACGGCTGCGTCGAGCCCGTCAAGGGTGGCGTTGGCAATCATGTCCGCTGGCATCATCCCGACAGGAGGAGGGAGCCCGTGGCCACCTCTCCGACCACGCCCTGTCCTGTCTGCTTGGAGTCGATCACGACCAAGAACCTGGTCCGTCATCTGCGCACCAGGCACCCTGACAGGGCCATACCGCCTCAGACGAGAGTATCGAGGGAGTCAATCGTGCAAGCTGCCGCCGAGAAGCCCGTAACCGCCTTCAGTAGTGGGACGCCTGCCATCGCCAGTGTGCCAGCCCCCCGCCGGTTCATCCCCGAGATGGACTTACCTCTCCGCAACGTCGACCTACCCGACCCACCCAAATGGGCGCGCACGATCACGCTCGCTTCAGGTGGCACCGTGCGTCTGGAGGTAGCGGCCGACCTGACCGACCTTGAGCAAGGCGACTGGGACTTCGTCATCGGTCTGCTCCGCCAAGTCAGGGACTACGGCCGCCCTAGACCTGACGTGACCGATACGCTAAGCTAGCTTTCATGACCACCTCGCTACGCCTCGTCGCTACGGGCACATGGCGCGACCGAGCTTCCTGCCGCGACATCGACCCGAACCTGTTCTTTCCTCCGCCCGGTGACCGCGGCGCCAAGGCCAAAGCCGTCTGTGCCAGTTGTCCAGTACGTCGACAGTGCCTAGCGGACGCCTTAGACCGAGCCGAGCCCATGGGCATCTGGGGCGGCCTGAACACCCGAGAGCGGGACAATCCGCGTGACGCCGCGCGTCTTCGGTCCCATGCCATCTGAGGCGGTATGGCGGGCGACCGCTAACGTCCGGGCCTGTCAGGTCCGGCTCGACGAAGCCCTGTCCGACCTTGAGCGGGCCCTCACCGAGACCGACGCCCGGGTAGCCTCCCACGGTCCGGTCGAGGCCATCGCCGCCGCGGTGGCGGAGTACTTCGGCATCAGTGTGGCCGAGGTGATCGGTCCTCGCACCCTGGCCTACCTTCTACCCGCCCGGCGTCTGGCCATGTACCTCGTCCGTCACCTTCCCGGCTACACCTGGTCCCGAGTGGGCAACGCGTTCCAACGGGACCACACCACAGCTATCTCAGCTGTGCGTCAGGTCGAGAAGCTGCTAGCCGCGGGCGACGAACCGACGTGTATGGCACTGAAGGCTGTTCAGCAGCGCTTGACCCCCAGCCGACATCTGCTAAGCTAGCTTTCATGACCACCTACGAAGCTCCCCCCGACGATGAGTGCCTGTTCTGCGGAGGCCCGGAAGGCTCAGACGAGCTGGCCCAGCATGAGCACATGACCGAATGCCACGGCGACGTCTTGGCCGAGCGTCGCGGCGAACCTGCTTGGCTTGAGCAGGTCGACTGATGACCGTCCCCGTTGGTCGCTGTCTCGGGTGTTTTCACGACTTCACGACGGGTCCCTGCGGAGGCTGCGGGGCTGTCGATGACGGCACGCTTGCGGGCCGAGCCGTTGTGACCCGGCACCTCTTCGACGGTCTGACCCTGGACATCCGAGACGGCATCGAAAAGTCGGTCGCTTACTGCTCATGCGGGTGGTCATCTCTAGGACCACACGGGCCTGAGACTCAGTGGCGCGCGCCGATCCAGCGCTGGGGCGAGCACTTCGCCACCGAGATCGACAAGTCGTCTCTTGGACCGCCGCTACCGAGAGCGCCCCGCTGCATGAAGTGCGGTTTAGAGCAGACCGACCCCAAGGCCAGTCGCCATACTCTGGGATGCCCGAATGTAGCCATGTCGCCTGAGGCGCAGGACCGACTGATGGAGTACCTGAGCCGACCGTGAAAGCGCGTGGTGACCGCGCGTATTGACCCCTTCAGGTCGGTCTGCTAAGCTAGGTTTCATGACCACCAACAAGTACCCCGGTAACTGTCACCGCTGTGGCGTACGCGTCCCCGTCGCGGCCGGTATCGCTCTCAAGATCGACGGCAAGTGGAAGGTCGCTCACGATGGTGAGTGCTCCACCACGGGCCCGACCGCTGTCCAGCCTGCCCGAGCCACAATCGACATCATCCCGACCCCCGAGCAGGCTGAGTGCGTTCGTCTCTTCGCTACCGGAGAGGACCTCGTGATCCAAGCCGGGGCCGGGACGGGCAAGACGGCCACGCTGCTCCTGATCGCTCAGTACGCCAAGGAACACGGCAAGCACGGCCAGTACGTCGCCTACAACAAGTCGATCGTCGATGACGTAGCAACCAAGGTCCCGGGCAATGTCAATGCCTCGACGATGCACAGCCTCGCGTACCGGGCTCTCGGTCATCAGTACCGCTCCCGCCTGAACGGCCCCCGCATCAAGGCCGACGAGACCGCTTCCATTCTCGGGATCGACCCGTGGTCCTTCTCGGTAGAGCTGCCCAACACTGGCGGTAAGCGTGAAGGTCGTACCTTGGCCGCGGGGTTCCTCGCCGGCAAGGTCATGGGCGCCGTACGCGCCTTTTGTGCCACCGCCGAACGGGAGGTCACCGTCCGCCACTTCGCCCCTGTCGATGGGCTGGACATGCCAGACGCCGCCGGTAACAAGACCTACGTCAACAACGACGCCCTAGCTGCTTACCTGTTCCCCTTCGCTCGCAAAGCGTGGGAGGACTTGATCACGGTCACCGGTCGCTTGCGGTTCAGCCACGACATCTACCTCAAGCTCTGGCAGCTATCCGGTCCGACCATAGAGGCTGACTTCATATTGCTCGACGAAGGCCAGGACGCCGATCCCGTACAGGTGGCCATCGTGGAGTTCCAGAAGGTCCATGATACCCAGATCGTCGTCGTGGGAGACACCTACCAGGTGCTTTACGAATGGCGCGGCGCGGTCAACGCCCTGGCCGACTTCGAGGAGATGGGGGCCAACGTCGCCCAGCTCACCCAGTCCTTCCGGTTCGGGGACTCGATCGCTGCCATCGCCAACAATCTCCTCGGCCGGCTGAACGCTCCGCTCCGTCTCCGGGGCTACGGTCCGGTGTCGTCCACGGTCGGGCCGATAGCCGAGCCCTCGGCCATCCTGTGCCGTACCAACGCTGGCGCCGTGACCGTGGTACTCGACGCCCTGCGCATGCGCCGCCGGCCGCACTTGGTGGGAGGTGGGACCGAGGTGGTCGCTTTCTGCAAAGCCGCCATCGAGCTACAAACCGGACGCCGCACCCAATACCCCGAGCTGGCTTGTTTCGCCAACTGGGCCGAGGTCCAGTTCTACGTCGGCAACGACGAGCAAGGTGACGATCTCCGTCTCATGGTCAAGCTGATCGACGACTTCGGGGCCGGGGTTATCCTCGACGCCCTTGAGCGCCAGCCCGCCGAGGACCAAGCCGACGTCGTGGTCAGTACTACGCACAAGTCCAAGGGCCGTCAGTGGCCGCGGGTACAGGTTCACTCCGACTTCATGCCCCCACGGGAGAACGAGGACGATCTGGTCCCCGCCGAGCTTCGTCTCGCCTACGTTGCCAGTACCCGGGCGCAGTTCGAACTGGACCTGACCAACGTCCCCCATTTCGTCAATCCCTCGCACCGTCCCGTCATGGTCCGCGACGCTGCGAACCTGATCGCCACAGAGATGAAACTGAAGGCGCTGGACGAGGCCTACTGACGGACTTGACGGTCGGTGGGCCGTGGTATGCTAAGCTAGCTTTCACAATCGAACACGAGGGAGCCAGCATGACCACTACCGACGTTGAAGTGTTCCAGACCGCCCCCCAAGGTCTAGCCTTCCGCTACACCCCCGCCGAGCTACAGACCTGGTCTCTCGGTCTGGTCGACTTGGTCCGGGCCGTGCTGATCGAAGGCACGGATTACGGTGTGATCCCCGGGACTCCGCGCCCGAGCCTGTACAAGCCGGGCGCCGAGAAGCTCCAGATGATCGCCGGCTACGCCATCCATGAGGACCGTATGCCGAGCCCAGGTGAGGCTGATGGCGTGACCTACCGCTACACCGCCCTGCGCCCCGACCCGGGCATCCATTGGAAGTGCGGAGTCTGCACCGAGGAGTTCAACGGGATCCCTGTCGGTCAGGTCGAAGGCTATGCGGGCTACGACGAGGACCGGTTCTTTCAGCCGGGCGCCCAGCGCCGCGCTGAGGCCGAGAAGCGGGAACGGGCCAACGCTGTCCGCTATCAGCGCAGCGTCAACCCCCGGAAATGGGAGGACATCCCAGAGACGGACTACCGGGCCCCGCTCAACTCGGTCATGAAGATGGCCCAGAAGCGCAGCCACGTGGGGTGCATCCTGAATGCCATGTCAGCATCGGGCCTGTTCACGCAAGACCTCGAGGACGCCCAGCCCGAAGCCGCTGTCGTCGAGGCTTACGATGCCATGACCCACCTCGGTCCCTTCCTGGCCGAACTGACCCCCGAAGAGATCAAAGCCCTCGGAGACTGGCGCAAGTCCGAAGACATGCCCGCCCCCCGGTCCATGACCGCGCCCGACGTCGAGCGCACCCTGGTCCGTATCGGCATGCTGGTCGGTCTCCGTGGCCCTCAGGAGGTCTCAGCGCCTCAGCCCTCCCAGTCCCCCATCGGAGCGCCCGGCGCCGCTGTAGCGCCCACAGAGGCACCGCAAACAGGCGAAGACGATGGTGGTGCCCCTTTCGACACTGGTCCCCAGCCGAGCTTGCCTGGTTCGGGGCCCACGGTCTTGGATGACAGCGACGAGCCTGAGTTCGCCCGCGGGCTCAATCTTGCGAAGGCGGTCCCGTCCGAGGCCCCTTTAGCGACGTCGCAGAGTGGTCCCGCCGCAACCCCGAGCGCCCAACCGTCTTCGTCTGTGCCCGTGGCCGAAGCCGTTGAGGCCCGCCAAGCCACTCTCGCCAAGCTCCGCGCCGATGTGGCAGCAGTACCGCCCGAACCGGACCAGGGTAGGGTCGTAAGCTCAGCCCAGCACTTCCACCGTCGCGCCGGCGCCATGGGCTTGGACAAGGCCACCCAAGAGGCTGTGGTCCTGCTCGCGTCCAACGGGAGGACCACCCATGCAGGAGAGTGCGGAGACGACGAGCTACCCTTCGCCACGTTGCTGCTCAACCAGGTCGAGGGAGGGCACCAGACGGCTGCCATGTTGCTGGAGGCGGGCGTAGAGATGCGCAAGGCGCAGGTGAAGGCGTAATGGGAAACCGCACCTGCAAACGCGTACCGCTCGACTTCGACGCGCCCCTCAACGAGATATGGGAGGGCTATCAGCGTCCGGACTACCGCCCCTGTCCGAGTGACGATTGCGAGAACGGCGAGACGATCGCCCAGGCCTGGCTCAATGACCTAACCCACCTGATCCTCATGCTTGGCGAGGACGACAAGCGACCTCCTAGAGCCTTGCACCCTTGGTTGGCCGCGGTGCCTCTCCGTCCTGATAAACGTCCTGGGCCCCAAGCCGTCGAGTTGACTGCTGGTCTGGCGGGACGAGCACCGTCGATATTCGGACATGATGCCTGCGACCGTTTTGCGGCCACAAGGGCTGTCGTCAAGGCCGCTGGTTTGTCCGAGGACTGGGGCATATGTCCGGTCTGTCACGGTCACGCCATCCACCCCGACGACCGAGAGGCTTCTGAGACATGGGAGAGCACTGAACCGCCGACAGGCGAGGGCTGGCAGCTATGGGAGACGACGACCGAAGGCTCTCCAGTGAGCCCAGTGTTTGCTACAGCCGAAGCACTGGCTGACTGGTGCGCTGAACACGCCACCTACTTTGGAAACCTGATGATGGGTCGTGAGCGCTGGCTGACGGGCTTCCTGAACGATACGACCGACGTAGACGCGTTGCTGGTGATACGCGGGCCGGTCGAGAGGTGACCAAGCGCAGAGATCAACTCCCCCCGATCCTGGGAGTCAGGGTCTATGCCGGCGATCACATGTGGCTCGGCACTTGGTTACCTGGGCTCGATGGAGGGCTCGTCCGCTGTACGGCGAGCTGCGCCCCATGCGGTCCTCCTGTCAAGGTCCCGGCGTCGAATGGCTGCGCCCACGGCGTGAACTGGGAGTGGATAGTGGCACCTCCCGAGGCGACCGCGCCCGACCTGATCAACCACCCGCCCCACTACACAAGCCATCCAGCCGGGATCGAGTGCATCGATGTGGTCGAGGTCTTCCCATTCAACGTCGGCAACGCCATCAAGTATCTCTGGCGGGCTGGGCTGAAGTTGAGTCCCAGGAGTTGGTCTGGGCTGAAGGGCGACCAGCTTGAGGATCTGCGAAAGGCCCGTTGGTACGTAGAGCGCGAGATTGAGCGCCTGTCGGCCAAGGGTGGGCTAGAGTAGCCCTACCTAAAAAAAGACGAGGCCCGGGCGTGAACCCGGGGACCCCGCCCATAACACAGGAGGTCACGTCTCCCATGCTCATCGATGCGAAAGCATCTTACCCCAAGCAGTACCCCTCTGGCGGCAATGCTAAGCGCTCTTTCGGGATCGCTGGTGCGTCATGCCTATAGAGCGCATGCAACTTCCGCCCGATCCCGAGCAAAACGCCGAGGCCCAGGCCATGCACCGTTGCCGGGCTAGGTATCAGGCTGCTGGTCCGTTTGAGCCAGTGCGGTGCGTCCTCTGGTTGGACCACAGCGGCGACCACACCGATGCCCGACAAATCGCATGGGCTGGTGATGACACACTCATTGCCGAGAAGCTGGCTGAGGCGGCCAAACTGTACGTGGCTCTGCACGGTCACCAGCACTGGACGGCTGGTAAGTCGGGCACGCACGCCATCACTTTTCTTGCCGAGGCGGAGGGCGCTGGATGACGGCTCACCGCGAGCAATTCCCAGAGAGGCACAGGGGACCGAACCAATGAGCGACGACGAACGGGCTTGGGTCTGGAATCACTCGCCCTATGCTGGCAGAGCCCAAGTCATACATCTAAAAATGGCGGACTGGGCCAATGAGGGACACGGCTGGATGCTTTATTGCGGAGACGCCACCCTGGCCAAGGCAGCTCGGTGCTCACGGCGTTCCGTGGAGCGAGCCAAGACCCAGATGATTGAGGACGGATTCCTTGAGGACCTTCATGAGCGCCACGCAAACGGCAATCTGCTCTATCGCTTCCTGATGCCCGGGACTACCCAATGCGACAAATTGTCCGGGACTCCCAATGCGACAAATTGTCCGACCAACACGACAGTTTGTCAAACCAATGCGACAAATACGGGATCTGCACCTTTACCTATAACCAAAAGAGAACCGGAAGAACCACAAGGGCGTGTCATGTCGAGCTTCGATGCCTTCTATGCGGCCTATCCCCACAAGATGGTGCGGTCCGATGCTTTGAAAGCCTTCAAGCGAGTCCAAGGTTCGGCCCCCGCCATTATGGCGGGTTTGAGTCGATGGATCAGCTATTGGCGAGCAGCGAAGACGCCAACGGACAAGATCCCTTATCCGGCCACCTGGCTCAATCGCCACCAGTGGGAGGACGCCCCGGCCCCAGTGAGCGCTGTCTCTAGGTCAGTTTCACGCGACGAGCAAAACAACCTGTTCATTGACCAGGCCATGGAGGCGCTGAGGTCTAACCGTGGATGAGGACCGCATCTATTCATGCCTTCATCAGCTTCTTGGCTACTGGCCGACGCCAGCACCGACCCAGGATGAGACCTTGGTCCTGACGGCCCATCTCGCCCGGTACACGCGCCAAGAGTTTGAGATGGCGTTTGACATGCTGTTCAACCAGCAACGTCAATTCCGGCCCGCGCCCGCCGAAGTCGCCCAGGCGCTCCGCTCCGCTCACTACCGAGTGCTTGAAGCGCTGCCGAGCCTCCCGCCAGGTCCACCGGCAGCTCCCGAAGCGAGTCGGTCCTTTCTGGGCCAAGCTCGGGAACGGTTGATCGGCGCCATGCCGTGGGCAAGCAAGGGCCACGCTGCCATCCTGCGAGCCCGATGGGAACGCGCCCAGCTTGCTATCGGCTCGGACGAGTCGCACGCGCGCGACTCCGAGGATGGTTCTGAGGACGACGACCGTGGGTAAAAGTTCGGTAGCCGAAGCGACATATGCTAAGCTTGGTTACAGTGACACCGGAACCCATGAGCCCCCAAGAGCTGCGAGCCATGACTAGCGTCTACGCGGCCTACTGGAGCCCTGAGATCATCGACGAAGAGGCGCTGGAGTCCCTAGCCGCAGCCCTGTCCCCCTGGAGCTACGGAGAAGCCCGCGGTGCCCTGTCCGAGCTTCAGGCCATCCACTCCACCCATCCCTCCGTACTAGAGGTCATGGCCCGCTGTGGAGCCGTACGACGACGCGGAGGGCTGAAGGGCGCGCTTGGGACAGTGCCGGACCGCCTGTCTCATCGGCACTTCCTTGACTTGAGCCGCGAAGCGCTGGCCAAGACCAATACGCGCGGTGACCGCGCGCTTTCAGCCGACGACGAGCAGCCCTCGGAGATGTTTGCGTGAGCGCCTGCATTGACAGACTCGTTGGTCTGGCTGGTAACGGCTTGTTGATACCCGAAGTAGGGCTGAACGAGTTTGAGGACCAACTTCGCGAGGACATTATCCGAGCACTAAAAGTGATTGAGGCTGCTCGCTCGGTACGACTCGCGTCGGCCACGCTGGCAGCGGCCCTAGACGCCCTTGACAAGGAGGACGAATCGTGACAGGTTTCGCTGTTGGGACGCGAGTGCTGGTGAGTGATCCAGGACTGGCGCAACTCCGGGCCATCATGGCCAGCGCGACTGGCCAGCCAGCACCGCCGAACCATCATGGCACCGTTGACCACGTAGAGGATGGCTTGGTGTATATCAACTTCGATGATGATGGCGTCGAGGGCGCAGGTAACCAGGCGCCGTACCCCGTGGAAGACGTCTGGTTCCTGGTGGACGAATGACCCTAGCCCTGGTTATCGGCTGTCTCGCTGTGGTTGCCCTGGTCCTCATGGTGGCCAGTGCGTGGTGCTACAACCCCGATGACGACGAACCCGCGCCTGAGCCCATGGTGTGGACCTGCGGCTCCGAGCAGCCCTGGATGTTTGTCGAACATGGCTGAGGTCGTGGACCTGATGGACGCGCTTGAGAAGTCGCTGAAGCGTGCCGAACTCGCCTCGCTGTACGTCCGTCTCCGTCGCACTAAGGGTTGGGTGATCCCGGCCGGTACCGTCATCTGCGACCGTCGCACCGTCTGGGGCAATCCGTTCCGTGTGGGCGACCTAGACGAGCACACTTGGGAGCCACGCACGGCTCAGGAAGTGGTGGACCTGTACCGTCGCTCAGTCGAGCACGACTGGCCCCGTTCGTTCGCTCGGCGCGTCGAGGTTGAATTACGTGGCCGGAAGCTCGGCTGTTGGTGCGATGCCGGTAGTCCCTGCCATGTGCAGGACGTCCTACTCCCTCTGGCCAACTCGTGACCCGGTTTTGGCAGTGGCTCATCGAGGTCGTCAACGACTGGATAGACGGTTCTTGTGACGTCATCGACCGCGTGTGGCACTGGCTATGAAGCGCACAGCGCTCAAAAGGGGGACCAAGGGGCTGAAGCGCTCGCGTATCAACCCGATGAGCGACAACCGCAAGGATGAGCAACCAGCGATGCGGGCCTGGCACGACGCCGTGATGGAGCGGGACAAGGTGTGCCAGCTCAGCATCATCCCCGAACTGTTGGCCGAGGCGGGCCCGTGTCAAGGTCGGCTGGAAGCAAACCATATCTTGCCGAGGTCTCGGTGTTCCAAAGCCGAACGTGTTGATCCTGCGAACGGGAATGCGCTGTGCTCGTTCCACCACGCGTGGTGCGATTCTTTTCCCGGCCCAGCCAAGGCGGCAGGGCTGCTTCGATGACCACGACCGAGACGGCTTACAACTTCGACCGCTTGACGCCAGCGCAGATCGATGTCTTGGGTAACGTGGCGTTTGGTGGGAAGGGTCACGGATGCCGGACGTCCACCTTGAAGGTCCTGGAGCATAAAGGACTGATCGAGAGCTATGAGCAAGCTGCGACCGACCGGTTCGGGACCATGACATGGAAAGAGTGGACGATGCCCATTCACGTCCACATCCGGTTCTGTCAATGGTGCGAGGAAGTCGGAGGCTTTTCGTGACCACGACTGAACCCCGCGCGCCGCTCCTGATCGAGATGGCCATGGCTGCCCCGCTGTGCGCCGTGGTCCCCGACGGCGACAAGGTGATCCACGCCGTGACGATGGAGGCCATCATCGACCAGATGGGCTTCGGCGAGGTTCCAAAGGAGATGCCCGCCGCTTGCGGTGCCAAGCCGGTCAAGGCCTTCTGGCTCGACGGTGTCGCTGTCCTGCCGTGGCCCGTTTCGACTGTCGGTCTCACCAAACTCGGTTCCCGCTGCGCTGAGTGCTGGGACCTGACGGGTCGGAAGCGACCACGGAGCCGAGTGTGTCGTGCCTGATTATGACTGGTCCCGTTTCGATGACTTGGCCGAGTCCACGGTGACCTGTCGTTGTGGCACCGAGTACCGAAGCCACGCCACCATCGTGAAGGAACCTGTCGACGGTTCCTGGCACGGGATGGCGCGCAAGCCCTGTCCGAGTTGTGATGGGAACCGAGTAGTCCGGATCGGCACCGATCCCGAGACGATGACTCTGTGAGCGACCGTAACCGCACCTATCACAAGTTGGAGTGCGCCACCTGTGGCCAGGAAGCAGCGACAGCTGAACACGAAATGACCCCGATGTTCGTTACGTTGTTCAAGCTCCACCACCGCGGCCACGACGTGACCGAGACCATCGCCGAGCCTGACCCTTCGCCCGTCTCGATAGGCTAAGCTGCCTTTACCATGGCTCTCGCTAGACAGATCGACGACCCCCGGGCGGATGTCCTACTCGACAAGATCAGGCGCTACACAGCCGAGATAGACCGTCTGGAGCACATGGTCGAAGAGGTCGAAATAGCGCGCACCCAAGCCATGGCCGAGGCCAGGGACCTGTTGGTCACAACCAAGACCGTAGGCCAGGCGTGCGGTATCAGCGGAGTAGCGGTGACGATGCAGATCCATGAGCTACGGTCCAAGAAACTGCGCCACGCTTCCCGAGCAAACGGCCAGTGAACCCCGATCGACCGTGCGAGCATCCTGACTTCGTCGCCACAGTAGAAGTCATCCGTCGCACTGAGACCGAGGATGGTCCGGTAATCGGCTTCACCACCAGCGTGCGGGTCAACTGCGCCGCATGTGACGAGCCCTTTCGCTGGATCGGTGTCCAAGCAGGCGATATGCCTGATCAACCTATGTGCTCTGTGGACGAGAAGGAACTACGCGCACCCATCCGTCCAGCGACTGGCGATGACGATTTCGGACTGGGTATTCCCGGCTTTGCTGTCAGAACTGTGTACGGTCCCATGAAGCGCTATCACGACGATCGCAACTATCCAGGCATGGACACGTCCGACCCGAACGACCACGGGATGCTGTGGTGATCGTGGTGGCAGCGACAGGCGGGCACGTCGTGGTGAGTTGTGACGACCATGGCTTTGTGGCCATCCAGTCCGGTCCCCAGCACGGCGCCGCCCGAGCCTTCCTGCACATCAAAGAGACGGGCTGCTTGGCAGGCGTGGTGATCCTGCACGACACCTCCACCCTGACCGACACCCGTTGGAAGGTCTACGTAGCCGACGACGAGCTGCACTCCCGCCTCGTCGGCACGGCCCCGTCTCCGCTCAAGGCCCGGGGCCTAGCGAGAAAGTGTGTGGTGTGGTAATGCGCATCCTCGTTACTGGCGGTCGCGACTTCACCGATTGGGTCAAGCTCGACAAGGTCTTGAACGACATCTGGGAACATGAGGCCGGCCGGTTCGTGACGATCATTCATGGCGGTGCGCCAGGAGCCGACAGATTGGCCCGCGAATGGGCACAGATACTTGCCGAGGACCATGAGGGCGACGAGCTGCTATTCCAGGCCGACTGGCAGCGTTACGGCAAGGCAGCGGGCGTGGTCCGTAACCAGCGGATGCTTGATGAGGGCAAACCCGATCTGGTCGTGGCTTTCCCCGGAGGACGAGGCACGGCCGACATGGTGCAGCGCGCTCGCAAGGCTGGCGTGGAAGTGCGAGAGATCCTGTGAGCGAACCGGACCGGGCCAAGATGCTGGCCGACCGCGAGCGACAAAGGAAGGCTCTCCAACTCTGGGCCCGCAAGCTCACCATCCCGGCTATAGCCCGAGAGATGGGCGTATCAGGTTGGATGGCTAAGAAACTGGTCGACAGGGGCCTGGACCACCTCGACGTCCCCGAGGCCAAGGTACGCCGGGCGCAGGAAAACGAAGCCCTGGACGAACTGGAGCGTATCGGCTGGGGCGTAGTGGCAAGACCCGGCTACCACGTGGCGGCGTCAGGGCGGATCGCCATGGACCCCGAATCCGGCAGACCGCTGGTGGACATGAGCGCCCGCCTCGCCGGCATCCAGGCCGTACTTCGCATCATGGAGCGCCGAGCCAAGCTGAACGGGCTGGACGCCCCCACTCAGGTCGACGTCTCGCTCACCTACGAAGCCGCTCTCCAAGCTGTCATCCTGCTTGAGGAACGGGCCACGACAGCCGAGCGCGAAGCCATCGACATTCACGAGACCCGGTCATTGCCGCTGTCTGAATCTCAGGCGAGCTAGTGAACTATGGCTCGATATGCACCGGAGTCGCCGGTCTCGACCGAGCCGTGGAGGCTGTTTTCGGCGCCCTGCCGGCGTGGCAGTGCGAGGTGGACAAAGACGCCTGCAAGGTGCTGGCCCGTCACTACCCCGGTGTACCGAACCTGGGTGACATCAAGACGGTGGACTGGTCGACGGTCGAGCCGGTCGACATTCTGTGCGGTGGCCCGCCGTGCCAACCTGTTAGCCAAGCCGGCCTTAGAAAGGGACCCGACGATGACCGCTTCCTCTGGCCCGACGTACTCGATGCGGTGGGAAGATTGCGACCTCGATGGCTGGTCTTTGAGAATCCCACAGGGTTCGCTCCTTTCCTTGGAGCCACCCTCTATCAGCTTGCCCAGCTCGGGTACGTGGGATCTTGGAGGGTTCTCGGCGCAGCCGACATTGGAGCCTGCCACCAGCGAGACCGGTTCTTCATTGTTGCCCACTCCAGTGGCGCAGGACGCGGCGGGGACACCGGAGATGCACCTGCACAAGAAGAACCGGATAGACGGCAGCCAACACACGGTGGTGACTTCGTTGCAGGTTCTCCTGACGGGCTGTCTGCTGCCCACTCCAACGGCGGGGGATGCGAAGAGCTCGGCGGGACAAGCGGACAGACCCGACAGACCGAAAGCGGGGACGACGCTGACCGAAGCGGCCCGCGGCTTGTCACTGCTCCCGACGCCGACGGCCTCGGACGGGACCGGGGCCGAAGGATGCTGCCAAGAGGGAGGGGGGGTCTCCCTGCCAGCGATTGTGACAGCGCTCCTGCCAACACCGACAGCCCACGACGAGAAGGGACGCGGGCGCAGGGGAGGACACCGGACGATGGCTCACGACCTGACGGACGTGACGGGTCTTTTCTCGCTCGAATGCCTGACGGAACTATCCGAGACTACGGGCCCGCCCTCCGACGACATGCCGCTGTTCTAGGCCGTCCTTGGCCGGCTCCCACCATCGGCCGATCGCTCAATGGGGACTTCTCAGCGTGGATGCAGTTCCTTCCTGAGGGCTGGTTGGACGGCGTTTCCAACAGCGCTAAGAAGCGGCTCGCGGGTAACTCGGTTGTCTGGTTGCAGGCTGCGGTCGCCATTCACGAACTGCGCGCTCGGCTTGATCTGCTAACGTCCGTTTCATGACCACCCCCTGTCACTTCTGCCATGAGTCAGTCCCCGCCCAACACCTGTGCCGAGCCTTGAGCGGCGCCGAGGTCATACTCGCCGTGGAGCGGCACTACCCAATTAGGCTGATCGATCCAGACGCCACCCCGACGTCGTTCTAGGAGGTCCCCATGTCGTCCGCAGTCGAAGTCACCCATCCGGTTCTAACCCTGGCCCAAGCCACCAAGCTCACCGACAAGATCCGAAAAGGCGCCGAGGAGGTCTGGAGCCTGCTCGGTGAAGCCCACGATGGCCGGGCCTGGGAGCCGCTCAATTACAAGAACTTCGGCGCCTACGTGACCGGCGAGTTCGACCTGACCAAGGGCCAGGGGTACCGCCTCGTCAACCAGGCCAAGGTCATCAAAGAAATCTCGGTCCAGACCGGCCTACCCGAGCACACCGTGGCCAAGGAAGTCTCAGGCCGCGCTGCGGAGACGTTGGGTGTCGAGGGCGCCGCCGAGGTAGCCAAGGCTGTGGTAGCTGCTCCTGATGACGTGGAGAGCCGTTCAGCCGCACTGAGGGAGAACGTCGCCGCCAAGGTGGCTGAGGCCAAGGCCGTCGAGGGTACTCCGCAGTCTCCGAGCCCCCTGATCCCTGAGGTAGTCGAGCCTGAGCCCCCTGCCGGCGAACCGTTCCTGCGCTCCGTTGAGGCCATCATCGAGGAAGCCGAAGATGAGCAGGACGACGAGGGCCCGGAAGAGTACGAGGACGCCGAGGGCGTCAAGGAAGAGGGCCCGGAGACGACCGGTGAGCCCTCAACTCGAGACGAACAGGCCGCGGGCACGCTCCAGCGCATCATCTCCGAGTTCGACCCTGTCCTCATCGCCCGCGCCTATCTGTCGTTCAGCGGTGATCGCCTCGTCGTGCCGAAGGACGAGATGGGTAACAAAGTGACCAAGTGGCTGGCGGCATTCGTAGATGAGATCGATGGGTTCTGAAGGGTCAATGAAGACCTGGACGATCGACCAGTTGCAGCTCCACCTCGCCGAGTTGCAACAACAAGGCGGTCATCTGAAGGACTACGAGTTGACGCCTCGCAACGACAGCTTCAGTCACACCATCTTCGGCGGGCCCACGGTCGAGTTCAAGGCCACCATCGTCATGCCTCGCGACTGGGTGCCGAGCCTTGGCTGAGGTCGTCCTTCCCTGCGAAGCCCTCGCTGACCCCGCTGGCGATGCCCTGTGCGGCGAGCAGGCAACCGAGCGGTGGGAAGTCGCTGGGGTCGTGCACAACGTCTGTACGGCCCACGGAGACGGTCTACGCGAGGTCAAGGCACCCGAGCCCTGCCCGTCGGTCAAGTTCGGCTACGTCTGCCAGCGCGGTCTCGGTCACCTCCCGGCCGTTGTACACGCCCAGCTCGTCCGCGTCCTGGACGACGGCAAGCTCCGAGTAGCCGAGTGGGTCGACGACAAGGCCGGGGTACGGGTGACCAAACTCGACCCTGACGACGCTCGCCGCACCATCGAACGACTTCAGGCCAAGGAAGTGGTCAATGCCGACTAGCAGGGCCGACGTCGAGACGTTCCTGAGCGCCTGTCGAGGCCAGATGGACGCCATGAACTATCCCCACGGCGATCTACCAACGTGGTTGGCTGACCAGATCCGCACGTCGATAGCGACCAACCTCGCCGTCATAGACGAGTCCCACGTCCTGGCCTACATGACGGGCCTGTTCATGGCTCACAGCGCCACCTGCATGAACGTCCCGTGCTCGTACGGTCACCCTCGCTACATGGCCAGCATCATTTACACGATCGAGGCCGCGCTGCCCTTACTGGATGGGACACCCGACACCTCCGACTTGCCGCCGTGGTCACCCGAGCCCGCACCCGAGATACCCCCCCCCGATCCGCCCGAAGCGCACAGGCGTAGGTTGTGGCCGTGGCGATAGCAGCCCTGGCACTCAGTCTTTGGGCCGTGCTCATGACCGTCTACGCCGTCTGGGGCTCGAGGTACTTCTTTCGGGAAATCCGTGAGGCACACGCCGCTGCCGTTGCCAAGCTCACCGAGGAGTTGCTCCAGGCCCGTCGCAAGGCCTTCCGGTTCCGCCTGTCGGCCATGCTGCGTATCGGAGCGCTGGAGCGAGATAAGGCGCCCAAGGCGACCGTAGAGCAGCGCATCGATGCTCTCATGCACACCACCGAGGCCCGCCTGCGCGCCGACGTCGAGGCGATGAAACCGCTCCCCCTGCCCCGCAAGCCCCTCGACCTTGAGGAGCGCTCCAACATGCAGGGCCGCTGGGCGACCGAACACTGCCCAACCTGCGGGTACCTCCACTTCGGCGTCTGCCCGCGCATAGCCAGGATCGTGACCGAGCGCAAAGGCGCCCAGATCGTCACCGTCACTACCGAGTACTGGCCCGACGGACAATGGTCCCTGCCTGAGTGGCACCTGTCAGTGGCCGACGTTTTCGATGATGTACCCCCTGCTACACCAACCCAAGGAGATCAAGTCGATGGCTCGTAATCTGGCATCCGTGCCGCCCGCGTTCGATCCGCCCGACCCTCAACTAAGCCGGGACTTCGAGCCCGAGATGTTCGAAGGCAAGGAGGTCGTCTCCGTCGCCATGATCTTCCGAGACCTCGGTGACGCTTTGGGAGACGCCGTCAAGGTGGCGCCGATCCGTATCGAAGACGGCGACGAAGGGTACTCGCTCATCAAGTGGCGTTGCGGTGCTCCCGGTCGCCAAGGCGTGCGCTTCGACGAGACCAAGCCCGAAAAGGGCGACGAGTCCGACGACGTCACCCTGACCCGTGTCCAGGTGGTCTACGCCCTCGGAGTGGCCAACATTCCTGACGAGATAGCGGGTGACACGGTCAACAAGATGATCGCCCAAGTAGAAGCCATGAAGGCCGACGAAAAGGAGCGCAAGCGCGCCGAAAAGACCGGCGAGCACACCTTCCCCTTCGGAGGCGCCCCGCTCGACAGCCCCGACCCGGAGACTGACAGCGAGTAGTTGCGCCGTGCCGTGAATCTGCTAAGCTAGCTTGCATGACCACCTCGCCAGTTCCTACCACTACCTCCGCACCTTGGCCCCGCACCGTCTCGGGCACGTCGGTATTCAAGGTCTACGACCATGACGGGATGGCCGAGAACACCTGGTTCGTTAGCTCTAAGAGCGAGCCTGGGGCCTTCCGTCTCGTCCAGTTCCACAGCACCCCCAAAGAGGGACGGTGGTGGACCTGCAGCTGCCCAGCCGGTCACGACGGGTTCAAGCGCATGGGTGCCCCGCTGTACGAGCGGACCTGCCGCCACATCCAGTCCGTCGCCGCGGCCGAGATGGCAGACGGGCACGCGCCCCGCCCGATCGCCCCGCCCGCAGTATCCGCGTTGGTCGACTGAAAGCGCGCGGTGACCGCGCGTATGGAAAAGGAGAATCATGTTCAAACCCCGCTACGTCGTCGTGAAGGCTCCCGGAGTGGGTGGTCACGGCCCCATTCCTGAGGACGAGCCCTGTATCGTCATTCGAGCGCAGGACCGACTGGCTTGTAGCGTCCTGTCTTTTTACTTGAGCGAGTACCAAGATCGGGCTGTCGTTGATGATGCCGTGATCAGCGAACTGGAAGCGCATCGGGAGGCCGTCCTCGCTTGGCAGGTCGCTCACCCTGACAAGGTGAAGTGGGCTGACCGATGAGCGTCGTCTACAAGTACCCGCTCGCTCTCGGGGACACCCCCTTGAGCTTGCCCATTCACGCTGAACCCCTGACCGTTCGAATCCAGCATGGGCTCCCTGTCTTGTGGGCCAAGGTCAACTCCAACCCGCCCTTAGGTGTCCATCAGAACTGGCTTGTCCGAGTAGCCCTCACCGGTCATGAATACCACGATCTGGACAGCTTCAAGTACCTGTCCACCTTCCAGATGGATGAGGGCCACTTCATCGGGCACGTGTTCGTGAGAAATGAGGGCCGGTCGTGAGCGACACACCTTCGACCGAGGACGGCTTCAGTTCTTGGGTCATATTGGAGCTGATGGGCCACGTCCGCATGGCCGGTCTCGTCAGTGAGGCCACCATCGCCGGGCACGGCTTCTTGCGCATCGACGTACCCAAGGCCGACGGTCTACTCACTGACTGGGTCGCGACGCAATACTTCAACCCGTCCTCGGTCTACCGGATGACGCCGGTCACCGAGGCCATCGCTCGGAAGGTGGCCGCTGACAACCAGCCCCGACCAGCGACGCGATGGGAGCTGGAGGCCAGGGAAGCCGTCACCCATGACCGCGAGGATGAGGACGACTACCGGTGAACGGCCAGCACGACTGCCCAGCACCCAAGTGCAATGTCAAGGTGGGAGACAGCCGCTTGGCCTGTCGAGGCCACTGGTACCAATTACCCAAGTCGATCAGAGACCGCATCTGGGCCTTCTACATCCCTGGCCAAACGATCACCACCATGTCTCCGGAGTACCGCGTGGCTTTGGATGACGCCATTGCGTATTGGGGCGAACATGCCTAAGCCCCGCGCCGAAGAGGGCACCGTCTGGGGCGAAGGCGGCAGCGATGACGGCCAGTGCGAATACTGCGGCGCCAAGACCCGAGTCAAGCCCGACCCCTTCGGCGGTAAGCCCGCCTGTCGACCATGCTTTTTCCAGATCATCGACGGAGACGATGAGTGACGCGTCCCTGGCCTGACGGCATCCCTCGCAGGCGCGTCAACGCCGTGGTGTGCAATGGATCGATGGTCGAGGTATTCGACGCCATCTGCGCTTTGGAGAGCCGCAAGCCGCACGAGCTTGTCCATGATGTCATGTACGACTACCTCCAGCAGCGTCAAGACGAGCCCGGTGTCAAGGCGCTCATCAAGGCTCGCAAGCGTTGGAGGGCTGACTACCTGAGGGCTGTGAAGTGATCGGCTGTTGCCACACTATGGCCTGGGCGCCGGGCTATCGCTGTCATCACCGCGCCATCTTCGGCTACTGCGTCGAGCACTGGTTAGACCGCTGGCGTTGGGAGTGGAAGGGCAAGCACTGGCACGCCGAACTTGACCTGTCGAACCTCAATCGTCCATATCTGGTGATCGACGAGAGCCGTCCGATCGAGTTCATAGCGCTCAGCTACGGCAACGGGAACAGCGATCCGGTCTGGTCGATCTCGCTCAGCCGCGAATCCAAAACGGGTCCGATGTGACCCGCTATCCCCCAAACCGCCGCCCGTCCGCTCCCACGGCACTAGCCGAGAAGTGCGACTGTCCCCACCACAAAAACCCGGCAGTGAAGTGCAACCCGCCTTGCTGTGGCCTGAAAGCCGTACCAACACCAGCCAATGACGAGCTATGCCGAGCAGTAGCCAAAGCCGACAGAGACAAGCTGGAGGACGCCCTGGCGGCTCAGATCAAGATGGCCCGTCTCCCTGCCCCCACGCGTCAGTACAAGGCCGCCCTGGCCGCTACAGGCAAGCGCTGGCGCTGGGACTTCGCTTGGCCCGATCACGGCGTCCTAGCCGAAGTCGACGGCGGTACTTACTCCGACGGCGCGCACGTCCGGGGCCTGGGAGTGGAGAACGACAGCCTCAAGCAATCAAACGCCGCGGCGCTCGGTTGGAGAACGCTCCGATTTACCGAGAAAATGGTCACCAGCGGAGAGGCGCTTAGGCTCCTGACCGTGGCCCTGAACGAGACCAAACCGGGCACATGGGTACTCGGCGACGCGCTCAATGTCAGGGGAGCGGACGGCAAGAGGATATCCGGGACGGTCCGACTGGAGTACCGCTCATGCTAAGCTTCCTTTCGTGACCCGCACCTTCTCCGCTTCAGAGTGGGAGCGCGAATGAGCCAGTTGCTTCGCTTCGGGCGACGTGGTGTGCGAGTGCGCGTGCCCGCCGACTTGTTTGAGGCCGTCATCGCCTGCTTGAGCCTTTACGTGGACGATCCCGACGTGCTCTTGGGCGCGGAGCCGCAGGATTGGGAGCGGGACACCTTGGCCGCTCTTCAGCGCTTCGAGAAGCGACGCCAGCCAATCAAGTCCCGGTGGCGCACAGCCGACGAGGCCGACCTTTGCCTTGTGCTCAACCTGCTCGACTCCGAGCTGATCAACGGTCTGAACGGTTGCGAAGAGATTTACCGGGAACTGGGCCTGACATGGACGAAGGACGAGCCGGAATGTGAGTCCTGCGAGCACTGGCGGGCGCTAATCGTCCGAGACCGCATCGACTACTGGCTCGACAGGAGCGGCGCTCCGAAAGGTTCCTACTACGCCTCGTGGAAGGGGGAAGTCCCCGACACAATCGAGGCCACCTTCCGTCGCATGTGGGAAGACGTGCGCTACAAGGAACTGGCTGCCCAGGCCGCCGTGGTGCCGCTGTGAAGATTGTTCGCGGCAAAACAGAGGACGGGCGCAAGACCATAACTTTCACCGCTCCAGAATGGGAGGTCACCTACGACGTCGGGGCTCCTGACCTGCACAAGCAACACTTCTGGACCGAGACCGACGCCTTGTTTTGCGCCATCGAAACCCACGGCGTGGTAGCTCACCTGGACCCGACAGTCACGCTGGTGCTGAAGTGAACGCTGAGGCTTACGCTGACTTCCTGGCTCGCAAGCAGCGGGCGACCCCAGACCACGGCCCCGTCGTCGAGCCGTCCGATCTGCACCCGTCTCTGTTCGACTTCCAGCGGGACATCACAACGTGGGCTATCCGTAAGGGCCGAGCGGCGATCTTCGCTGACTGCGGGCTCGGCAAGACGAGATGTCAATTGGACTGGGCGCGGCATTCCGCTGCTAAGTCGCTGATCGTCGCTCCGCTGTCCGTAGCCCGTCAGACCGTCCGAGAGGCCGAATCGATAGGTATCCCTGCTCGTTACGTGCGCCACGGTAGTGAGGCGAACGGGCCTGGGATATGGGTCACGAACTACGAGATGACCGACGGGTTCGACCCGTCCGACTTCGGGGCGGTCGTCCTGGACGAGTCGAGCATCCTGAAAAACGTTGAGGGCCGAGTCCGTCAACGACTGACTACGGCGTTCGCTTCCGTCCCTGCCCGTCTGGCCTGCACGGCGACGCCGGCGCCGAACGACGTAGCCGAGTTGTGCAACCATGCCGAGTTCCTGGGTGTGATGAGCCGGCGAGAGATGCTGGCGGCGTTCTTTGTCCACGACGAGGTCGGTTGGCGTCTGAAGGGCCACGCTGCGATACCGATGTACCAGTGGATGGCGGGCTGGGCCGTAGCGCTGCGCAAGCCATCCGACATGGGTTATCCCGACGAGGGTTACGAACTGCCGCCCTTGACGATCACGCCCGAAGTCGTCGACGTCGAGATAACCCCTGAGGGCCAACTCTTCGCCACCGAGCTTGGGGGGATCGGCGGGCGGTCAAGGGTCCGTCACCACACGATGGATGCCCGGGTAGACCGCACGGTCGGTCTGGTGGACGACGGCAACCAGTGGGTCGTATGGTGCGGGCTGAACGCCGAAGCTGACGCGGTGGCGGCGAGCGTAAAAGGCGCCGTGAACGTGGAAGGGTCGATGACGCCCGAGGCCAAGGCCAGTGCTCTAGAGGCGTTCCAGGATGGCGCTATCCGGGTGCTGGTGACCAAGGTGGCGATCGCTGGGTTCGGGATGAACTTCCAGCAGTGCTCCCGCATGGTCTTCCTCGGCTTGTCTGATAGCTACGAGGCCTACTACCAGGCCATCCGGCGCTGCTACCGGTTCGGCCAGACCGAGCCGGTCGATGTGCGTATCGTCGTGTCGAACCTTGAGCGCCAGATCGTCGACAACGTACAGCGTAAAGAACGCGAGGCCGCCGATGCCGCGCACGGTCTAGTCACCTACTCCCAACTTCGAAAGGGGCCCATCGATGAGCGACCCTCAGCCATACGTGACGGACGACGCCCACGGCGAATGCTGGCATCTACGACTAGGCGATAGCGTCGAGCGCCTCGCCGAGCTGGAGGATAACTCCATCGACCTGTGCGTCTACAGCCCGCCTTTCGCCTCGCTGTACACGTACAGCCCGAGTGATCGTGACCTGGGTAACTCGACGAGCACGGACCAGTTCATCGAGCATTACGCCTTCGTCATTGACGAGCTACTACGGGTGATGAAGCCGGGTCGCACCTGCGCCGTCCACGTCCAGCAGATCGCCATCTTGAAGTCGAGGGAGGGCTACGTCGGGCTCCAGGACTTCCGAGGCCGAGTCATCCAAGCGCATCTTGACGCGGGATGGATTTACTACGGCGAGGTAACGGTCGACAAGAACCCCCAGCTCCAGGCGGTGCGCACCAAAGCGCAAGGGCTCATGTTCGTACAGTTGCATCGGGACTCGGCCCTGTCACGGCCAGCCATGGCCGATTACGTCCTTATCTTCCACAAGCCGGGTGACAACGAGGTCCCGATCAAGCCCGACATCGATAACGAAACGTGGATCAAATGGGCGTCACCGATCTGGTACGACATCGCCGAGATGGCCACGCTCAATCCCGGTTCCGGAGCGGACGACGCCGACGAGCGCCACATCTGCCCGCTCCAACTCCCGCTCATCGAGCGCTGTGTGAGGCTGTGGAGCAACCCTGACGAACTGGTCCTGTCGCCCTTCGCCGGCATCGGCTCCGAGGGCTACGTGGCCATCGAGTGGGGTCGACGCTTCACGGGGATCGAACTGAAGCCCTCGTACTGGCAGACAGCGTGCGAGAACCTGCGCAAGGCCGAACTGGCCGCATCGGTGCCCTCGCTGTTCGATGACGTTACCGAGGACTCGTCCATCGACGTCGAGCCGTCTGAGGCCTTCCTGTGAGCGTCTGCAAGTCATGCTCAGCCCCCGTCAGATGGGTGAAGACCTCCACCGGTAAGTCCATGCCGATCGACTCCCAACCCGCCCTAAACGGGAACCTGGTCCTACATCCTGACGGCGAGAACGTCCATGTGGCCACGGCGTCCGATCCTCCGGGCCGTAGGTTCCTGAGCCACTTCGCAACCTGCATCAACGCTGCTCAGCACCGGAAACCATCTGCCCACTAAGGCTGTCCCGCTAGACCTAACCGTCCTACCTCCCGAGCTTCGCAAGCGCGCTCTAGCCGCGGCGGGCCGCATCCGAAGCGCCGAGAGAGCCAAGCAAGAGCGTTACCTCAATGATCCCGTGGGTTGGTGTCACGACTGCATTTCCTGGCCTGAGGGTGGCGGTCTAGCTCCGTACCAGGAGGACATTCTCGGGCATCTGGCCGACGAGCGAAGGGTGTGTGTGCGCTCGTTGCATGGTTCAGGCAAGAGCACGATCGCGGCTTTGACGATCCTGTGGTTCTCGGTGACCCGCGACGCCATCGGAGCGGACTGGAAAGTACCGACGACGGCCAGCGTATGGGGCCAGTTGATCCACTACCTGTGGCCTGAGATCCACAAGTGGACGCGCCGGGTGCGTTGGGACAAGGTGGGCCGGGAGCCGTTCAAGATGAATGCCGAACTGCTCAAGCTGTCGATCCAACTTCGCACCGGTCTGGCCTTTGCCATGGCCGTCGGTGACCCGAGCGCGCTGGAAGGCGCCCACGCCGATGAGTTGCTGTACGTGTTCGACGAGGCCCGCAGTATCCCCGACGCCTTCTTTGACTCGGCCGAGGGCGCTTTTTCGACCGGTGGCAAGAAGTCGGGAACTAACGCCTACGCCCTGGCCGTCTCAACCCCTGGCGAGCCCGTGGGCCGGTTCTACGACATCCAGAGCCACAAGCCCGGTACTGAGAACTGGTGGACGCGTCAGGTCACCCTGTCGGACGCTATCGCCGCTGGCCGGGTTACTCAGGAATGGGTCGATCAGGTTGGACGGTTGTGGGGCGAGGACAGCGCCCTATTCAAGAACCGGGCCCTCGGCGAGTTCGCATCCGTCGACGCCGACGGGGTGATCCCGCTGTCATGGGTGGAAGCAGCCAATGCCCGTTGGTTGGAGCTTTACGGCTCACGTCTGGGCGGCAACGGAGCGAAGATCGACCCTGCTCTTGGTACGGCGCGCGTGCTCGGTCACAGCGAAGTCCTCCACGTGATCGGTGTCGACGTCGCCCGGGCCGGCGGTGATAAGAGCGTCTTCGCCCTGAGACAGGGTAATGCGATCATCGAGTTGCGCCGAGACGCCTATACGGACAACCTCGAGATTCTGGCTGACAAGGTAGCTGCCATCCAGGAAGCCCACGGCGACCCCAAGGCGGTCGTAGACGCCGATGGCATCGGTTCGGGCGTCTACGACCATCTCCGGGTGATCGGTAAGCCCTGCGTGGCATTCCACGGCAGCGGCGCAACCAAATGGCGTGATGCGACTGGGGAAATTTCGGCGCTCAATGTCCGGGCCGCTGCATGGTGGTCGTTGCGCGAGATGTTGGATCCCTCGGCTGAGCTTGACATGGCTCTACCCCCCGACGATCGCCTGACCGGCGATTTGGTGGCAGCTCGCAAACGAGAGATCAGCGGAGCCCGGATCCAGATAGAGTCCAAGGACGACATCAAGAAACGACTCGGCCGGTCACCTGATGATGGCGACGCGGTGGTTCAAGCATATTGGGCGGCCGCGGGCGGCATGAGTTGGGCTGACTTCTACGCCGGCGTAGCAGCCGAGGAGCGCGGCGAAAAGCCTCAGCACTACCAGGATGCCTACCTCCTAGGCGCCGGTCGGTGCAGTTGCGGCAAGCTCGCCGCCGAGTGCGAAGACCTGACCGAATCACTGAAGGCCAAGGCCGAAGAGATGCAGGTCTACGGCGCGCCTCCCGTCCTGGTACCCAAGCCCAAACCTCGCTCAACAGGTGGATGGGCCAGCGTGTACGCACCTCCGACCGACGAAGAACGCAAAGCGCAAGGACAGCCCCCGTCCGGTTTTCCAGGGCGTTAGGCTGACGGCATGACCATTGAACCTGCCATTCCCCAATTCCTATCTCCTGGCCAAGCCGCTCCGTTCGGCTCGCCGCAAACGCAATTTGTCGCTTCCCCTGACGCCACGGACCAAGAGATCGCCGACGCCGCTATCCATGCCGATGCTGTCTGGGCCGAAGCGCACGCTGCCGGCAAGGTCGCCCCGCCATCTGGTGGGTACACCGGTCCGGATTCGGTCTGGCACCCTGCGGGCGAACTACTTTCGCCCTCCTGACCCCGTCGCAAATGCGCTAAGGTTGCTTACATGACCACCGCAACCTACTCAAGCGGCATGGCCACGCTCAACGGTCGGTATGACGTTGAGCTGGCCCAAGCCGACTCCGCTCTGCAAGCAGCCAGGCAAGCAGCCAAGCGCCAGTACGAGACCGACCAGGACGAGGCCAAGGCGTCCTACGACCTCGCCGTGACGATCGCCAAGGCCGAGCACCGCGACGCACGCCGAGCAGCACGAGCCCGGTTCTTCCTCGACGGCAAGCGTCTCCCTGAGCCTCACCTGTCCCCGCTACCCCATGAGCCTCGCCACGGCCAGACCAGCGCTCCGGTCGTCTCCTTACCGCAGGTGTCGGGCGTCGAGCGGGAGTTGGCCGAACTGGCGGCGCTCAACGGCCATGCCTGATCGTCCGGAGCTTGACAAGTGGTTGGAAGACACGGAGTGGATCAACGAACCCGATCCATTCTCATGGGACAGCGCCATGGTGGTGCATTGGGACGAAGATGGCGAGTCGCAGGTAGTTTCAGGCTATTACGAGGACCTGATGAACCCGGCTGTGACCCGTGAGGACGGAACCTACCTGGAGCCCTCAGGAGTGATCCTGAATCCCGATGACATGACAGCAGCGGCGGAGTGGTTGCGCCGACAGCGGGCCACGACGACTGAGGGCGTCTATCCGTTGTACCAGTTGGGCAGTACAGATCCGGTCTCCATCAGAGCCTCCGAGCCCTGGGCGGATCGGCTGCACCTCGGCAGTCCGGTGATGATCGTCGGTGAGACCTTTGTGGTTGGTGAGCAGCAGGGCGAAGGCATGTGGGAAGTCCACCGGCCGAGTTCACCCGAGGACGATGAGACCTTGGCGTCAGAGGCCGACGTTGAGGAGTTCCGTCGCACCTTTACGCTTATTGGCGTCGGAGGGATTCCGCTTGCCCGAGTTGAGATGGTTAACGGGACTCTCAGCGGGGCGCTGGAAGGGGGCTACATGGGCGCAGCGGTTCTTATTACCGACGATCCCGAACCGGCCTGTAACGGCGTGTGGGTATGGCAAGAGGGCTCGATGGTGCGTCCTGAGACCGAAACGTCCAAGCCAGCTCGACGCCCACAGCGCACCTGTCCCGCTCACGGTCAACCAGCAGGTTCATGTCGGCTGTGCTGGCGCAACAGCGCCCGGAGACGCTAGCTAGGACAGTTCAGCACGATCGCTTGGGCTGAGATGTCAAGGGCCCTGGCCAGGGCGCAGACGACGGCTAACTCCTTCGCCCCGAGCTTGGCCGAGGTTGTCTTCCCGTTGGTCAGCAGACGTGTCAGGGTGTTGGTGACGTAGACCGAGATGGTCTGTTCAACCTCCCCGACAATTACTTTGAGTTCACCCGTAGCGGCCTTTTCCTGGATGGCTTCCTTGACGCTGGCGGCGTGGTTGGTGTTCACGATCCCCTTCAGCGTGTTTTCCTCGGCGGCTGTTTGTTTCGCGTCTGCCGCTGCGCTTCGTGCAGCCTTGGTCGCGCTCAGAGCCGCAGCGATGGAGTGATGGTTGCCCTCGTAAGTGAAGTAAACCATGCCGCCACAGGTGAGGGTCAAAAAGACGATCACGGTACCCATCAGAGTGAGAAACCGGCCTGGGGTCATTCATACCCTCCTGAGGGCTTGGAAGTTGCGTCGGTCGGCGTCACTCAGATCGACATGCTCGGAGAGCCACTGAGTCTCTTGGGATGTGACATTGATCGTGCGGCTCCATCCCGGTACCGGGGGGTAGACGCTGGTGTTGCCGTTGGCCAAGCGGAGCAGTTCTTTCAGGTCGCCGCGCAGCGCCACCAGTTCGTCGAGGGCGTCATCACGCGCTCCGGACTTCCTTGACCAGCGGATGACCCACACCAGTAGAGCGATGATCCCGGCGGCCAGCACACTGGTGACAACGACGAGACCCCAATAGGACAGGGGAGGAGACGAGGTCGTTGCCGTTGCCAAGAACCTATGCAGATGCCTCCCCGGCGCTGGTCACTGCTGAGCCATGATAGGTCGGGCTACGATGGCGAAGATGGCAATGCGGTCCTCCTCGCCCACGCAACGCACAATTGCCGGTACTGACGGAGACGAATGCGCGCGGTGACCGCGCGTATTGGGGACATCTGAACTCCACCTCGACACGAAAGCTCGGCTCGTGAACCCCTTGGCTAGGGCCGTTATCAATTCTGCTCGTCCTGGTGACGTCGGGGCCAACGGCATCCAGCCCAATAGTCCTCGGGCGAACATGTACCAACTGCCAGGCCAGGCCGCGGGCTGGGCCAGTCAGGCATACGAGGGATTGCTGGGGCTGCCGCGCCCCATGCAGACGTTCACGAGCGGCGACTTCTCCCCGCTGTCACCGATCCTGCCGGTGCCCATCGACATACCGGAGGAGCCGAACGGACGGCCCCGCCCGAGGCGACTTCAGCCGATGGTCGGTTGGAATTTGCCGATCGGCCAGCCCGGCACCGAAGGAATTAAGCTCGCAAACTTCGCTCAGCTGCGCGATTTAGCCGAAATACCCGCTATTGGTCGGACGTGCATAGAAATAAGAAAAGCGGACCTTATCGTCGCCGACTACGACATAGTCCCGACGCCCGCCGCTCAAGCAGGGATGCAGGGAAATCCCTCCAAGAAAGCCGACTGGGAGAGTCGCAAGGGCGAGCTGATGGAGTTCTTTGCGAACCCTGACCCTGACCAGTACGACTCAGGCGATCTCTGGCTCAATGCCCTCTTCGAAGACAATCTTGTACTGGATGCTGTGGCCATCTATCTCCAGCCAGCGGGTGGGAAGGGGAACGGTCCGGCTGGCTCAAGCGTGGGTGCTCTGTGCCTACAAGATGCCAGTTTGATAAAGCCCCTGATGGACGAGTGGGGGACCCGACCCAAGCAGCCAGCCGTGGCCTATCAACAGGTGCTTTGGGGCGTGCCCCGCGTCGACCTCATGGACATCATCAACCTCGGTCCTGACGCCACGATCGAGGATTACAAGGCGCTAAACCCCTTGCTAGACCAATTGACCACCACGGGTGAGGAGTGGATCGGGTCGGAGATGATCTACTTCAAGTCCAACCCGAGGACTTGGACGCCTTACGGCATGGGGCCAACAGAACAGGGCATCATGGCCATATCGCTGATGCTGGCCCGTCAGACTTGGCAAAGTGAGTGGTTCCGAAACGGGTCGCTGCCGGCGGTTTTCATGGACCCCGGCGAGTCGATCGCTACGCCCGAGGAAGCCCGCCAGCTCATGCAGGCGATCAACCAACTCGGTGGCGACCTCGCCAACATGCATCAAGTCATTGTCACACCGCCTGGAGCAAAAGTCAGTCCCCAAAAGCCGGCCGACCTCTCCGACGACATCGACACGTGGTTTACCTCACTCATCGCCATGCCGTTCGGCTTGTCGATCAGCGACCTCGGCATCACCCCCAAGCTCTCTTCGATGATGAGCCCGGCGGCCTCCAAGAACGCCGCCACCCAAGCCGCCGACCAGACGACGCGCCGCAGTGCCATCCCCCTGGCCAAGAAGCTGAAAACGGGCCTGTTCGATCCCCTGATCCGGGGCAAGTTCGGCCAGACGGACATGGCGTGGTCCTGGGGAGTCATGGACCAGGGCGAGACCTTGTCGGACCGCATCACCGACCAAGTTGCACTCGTCAAGGCGTCTCTCACCTCGATCGACGAAGCGTGCATCGCGTTGGACCTGAAGACCTACAACGAGCCTTGGTCGATGGTGCCGCTCCAATTCCTCCCGACCGGCGTTATCCCCATGGGCCAAACTCCGCCCCCTCCGCCCGGCTCAGGTCCGGCCCCGATCGACGCCAACTCCCGACCCTTGCCACCTGAGGGCGGCGCTAGCAAGCCGCCAGCGCCGCCTAAGCCCGGCAACAAGCCTCCTGCTCTACCCAAACCGCCCGCCAACGGCAATGCTCCTGAACCCGACAAGAGCACCGCCGACCAAGGCCTGACGGCGGCGGGAGATGCCGAGCCGCACGAATCGGCCAGCCAAAAAGAGAAGGCAAACGAACTGCGCGCCCTGCGCCGCTATCTGGCCCGCGGCAAGTCGCTGGAGAGCTTCGAGCCCCGAGCACTGCGCCCTGCCGCCCTGAAGGCCGCCAAAGGCGAGCAGGACCCCGCCACGGCCGCCCTGAAGGCCGCTAAGGCCCAGAGACGGCTAGACCACCGGGAGACCGCTCTGGCCAAGCCCAGAGCCTCCCTGATGGCCGGTCTGACCGCCCTGGTGCACAAGCTCACCGATCACAAGCTAAAGCCCGCCCAGTTCGCGCCGGCCGCCATCCCCATCCTGGCTCAGGCATACCAGGACGCATATACCGCTGGTGCCGGTAGCGGGGCTGGTGACTGGGGGGACGCTGCCAGCCCACCCAGTCCCGAGAGTGCCCCCGCCCTAGCTCAAACCCGGGCCATGAGCATGATGCCGTACCTGAAGGACCTAGCTCTCGACGTAGTCGGTGGAGTTGTCGCAGGCGCGGTCAACGCACCGAGCGGGGCGCAGTCGACCGCTACCAGGGTCCAATCTTACGCCGATGGGCTCACGGCGCCGTACGAGCAGGGCTACATCGCCGCGGCGCCGGATGCCGATGGCACCAACAGTGTGATCCGCTGGACCCTCGGTGACGCCGAAAATTGTGAGAACTGCCTGGCTCTCGACGGCCAGACGTTTAGCCCCGCTGATCTGCCCGGATTCCCTGGAGACGGGGACTACGGCCAAGATACCCTGTGCCTCGGAGGGCCCGCCTGCGCCTGCTCGCTCAGTTATGAGCAGGGCGACTCGGTCCTAGCTCAGACCCAAAGCCCCTCGATCGCCCGCCAGACCACGCAGGGCACCGATCCCGCATGGATGAGCAAAAGTCGCACGCGCGCGACTCCCAAGGACATCAGCGTCGGAGCACCCCTGGACACTGGCTTTGTCCCCTTCGACCTCTCAGGCCCCGAACCGGGCCAGGTAGCACCGAACAACGTCGCCGAGCGCACCCAACGCCATGCCTACGTCGGCTCAGGAGTGCGCTGCCTCCAGTGCGGCAAGAAGCCAGCCAAGCACCCCAAGCAGTGGGGCCAGCAACGCCTCGACGAAGCCAACGCCGCCAAGGCACAGGGCCCCGATTCCGAAGGCCCAGCGATGACCACAGCCACGCCTCAGGTCACCTGTGCTGGCGCTTTGCTCCGTGCCTTCGACTCCGGGCGAGTCCTACTGCTCCAGCGGGCCAACGACCCCTCTGACCCCTGCGCCGGCATGTGGGAATTGCCAGGGGGACATCTTGAGGCGGGCGAATCACCCGAGCAAGGCGCGGCGAGGGAATGGGGCGAAGAGGTAGGGACCTTCCTACCGGCAGACGCCAAGTGGCTCGGCTCCTGGACGAGCGGCATCTATCAGGGCTTCGTGGTCGAGACAGCCCATGAGGCGAGCGTGGATGTCAACCAGGGCGAATGGCGCGAGGTGAACAATCCCGACGGCGACAGCTTCGAGGCCGTGGCGTGGTTCGACCCCAACCACCTGGCTCAGCTCCCACTACGTCCCGAAATGATGGCGAGCTTGCCTCAGATCATGCACACCCTGGCCGCGCCGGCGCTGAAGTCCGACGAGGAGTCGTTCGAATCCCTCCTGAACCGCCGCCTCCCTCCCGGCTACACCGCTACCAAAGCGCCCGCTCCCTGGCCTGAAGGACAGGTGAAGCCCGGCGCCTACGGTAAGGCCGACGACGACGACGATGCCGCTGACCACGTCTACAAGTACCTGGCCAAGCACTACGACAAGGTCGACCTGGACTGGGTGAAGGGTTGCGAGTGGCAGCTAAAGCCCGCCGTCGCCCTCGACGACATCGAAATGGCCCACCGCCCCGGCGGGCGCGACCCCGCCCGTGTCGAGGAAAAGGTGGAAGAGATCAAGGGCGGCAAGCAGCCCAAGCCCATTGTCTTAGTGGCGGGCGCGGGGCCGAAGATGGTCATCGCTGACGGGTACTACCGCACCGAAGCGCTCCAAAAGGCAGGGCACACCACCTCCGCTGCCTGGGTGGGGACCCCGGGCAGCGGAGACGCAGACTGGCCACAGAAGGTGCGCCAGATGCAGTACAACACAAAAAATCACGACGTGCCACGTGAGGATGTGCGGGAAGAATTACCTGGTACCAAGTAAGATAGAGGTTGCCCGGGCACCGCTGGTACGGCCCCGGGCGTGGACAATCCTGGATAGGAGGACTGACGGTGTCAAAGGCTACTCTCGCCGAGCGTTTTTGGGTCAAGGTCAACAAGGACGGCCCGATTCCCGCTCACATGCTGCATCTCGGACCGTGCTGGGTATGGACTGGGGCTCATCGCAAAACGAGATCCCGTCCCAGACCTGCGTACGGCATGTTGTCGTCTACGGGGTTGTCTACGGACAACAAACTCTCGGCGCATCGACTGTCGTGGGAGTGGGCTTACGGTCCGGTTCCAACAGGACTCCAGGTCTGTCACCACTGTGACAACACGCTCTGTGTCCGTCCCTCGCATCTGTTCTTGGGCACGGCCGCCGACAACGTGCATGACCGGATGGCCAAGGGCCGTCCCAATCCAGGTCGGTCCAAACTGACGCCTGAACAGGTCGAGGAGGTACGGCGGTTACGGGCCAGCGGGGTGATGGTCAAGGACATCGCTGTTCTGTTCGCCGTGGTGCCGAGCACTATCGTGCACATCATGAAAGGTCGGAGTTGGAATCATGTAGTACCGCATGAAGACGCCCGTGAGGAGCTGCCGGGCACGAAGGATAACAGCTAACCTCGCTTAGCGTGCGCATCGTCGTTCCCTTCACGCCCTACATCACCCCTGAAACCATTAGCGCCCTGTTCCACTCCAACTATGAAGCCGTAGACGTCGGGGGCAACCGGTTCGCCTACGGACAACTTCTGTGCCGTCTGTGGAGCGAATGCCAGGATTTTACGATCATCGAGCACGATGTAATCCCGCATGCTGACGTGTTCAAAGAGTTTGAATACTGCCCCGAACTGTGGTGCATATTCGAATATTATGCGCATGACGCCAAGGGCCCGATCGACCGGCTGGTATCAGGTTCGCTCGGCTGTGTGCGCTTCCGGGCCGAACTGATGGAGACCTTGCCCTACCTGATGGCCGAGGCCGTGCAGCGGGACATGGGTTCAGGACCAGGGCACTGGGCGCGCTTGGACGACGCCATAGCAGCCGAGCTAGCCCCGCTCCGACCTCACGTCCACCAGCCTCCGGTAGGCCACGTGCTGCGGCCGATGTAGGCTTTGCAACAGGGGTCGGGGCTCGCGAGACCGATACCGTGGCATCTAAGAGTTGAGAACGAGATGCCCTTGCTGAGATGACAACCGGCCCCTACGCCACATCGCACGTCTGTTCGAATATCCACTAAGGGACCTTGCAGGACGTACTCTCAGGCTATGAGCACTCGCAGCAGTCCCGGCATCATCGCTCCCTTCTTGGTTGTCGTCCTCATCTTCGGGCTGGTCGTAGGTGGCAGTGTCCTGGCCTTCGGATCGACGCCCGCGCCCGTCTACCACGTCTGTGTCAAGGCTGGTCTGGTCTACAGCGCCAAAGAGGGCAAGTGCCCAACAGGTACCAAGTCCGAGCCCGTCAACGCCCAAGGCCCAGCCGGACAACCTGGCCTGACCGGTCCACAAGGCCCTCAGGGTGCGTCAGGGCCTGAAGGACCTGAAGGACTACCGGGGACACCCGGCCCGGTCACAGTGATAGCTCCAGCGTCCATAGCGAGTTCTTTCGTGGTCTCCAACACCTTGCCGGTCCCTGAGGGGACCAACGGGACATGGATCGAGTCGACGTTCTGCCCGTCCGGTGACTACGCCTTAGGCGGAGGCGGGACCATGACCTACGCCCGGCCACCTGCTGAGCCTCTTCCCATGACCGGTTCAGTGCCGACGGGTAGCCCGTCTACGGGATGGAGCGTGACGTTCTTCGGCGTCCTGGAGCCCGGTCAGAGCGCCACTATCACGGCCTACGCCGTATGCGCGTCCTGACGGACAGTGGTCCTGATCCCGATCACGCTTCGTCAGGCGCGCATCTTCATTGCCGAGCACCATCGCCACAGTGAACCTCCGATCGGCTGGCTCTTTGGCGTGGGGCTGAGCGAGGGCGATGAATTGGTCGGAGTAGGAGTGGCGGGCAGACCAGTCGGCCGCGGGGCGCAGGACGGTCGGACGGTCGAGATCACACGTACTTGCACGCTGGGCACTCCTATGGCCAACTCCATGCTTTACGGTGCCCTAACTCGGGCCGCAAAGGCGCTTGGCTATCGGCATGTGATCACGTACAAGCTGGTCTCCGAACCTGGGGTCAGCCTCAAGGCAGCTGGCTTCGTGAAGGAGTCCGACGTACCTACTCGGCCATGGGGATGCGAGAGCAGACCGCGCCAAGACGACACGCTCTTTGGTTCACGACGCGGCGCTGAGGATAAGGAGCGCTGGGGGAAGTACCTCTAAGCCGGATTGCCGGCCGGCCCCAGTGCCAGCGGTACGTTCCTGATGGAGTTGTAATAGACCTGCTCGCCAGGTGAGGGCGTCCATCCGGATCCGTTGCCGAGAATCCCGACGCCAACGATGATCGACCCCGTCTTGCCTATCTCCAGCGAGATCGTTGTTGGTCCTGAACCCGTCTGAACGCTGACCACTGTCCCAAACAACGGGGTAGCTGGGACCATCGGTGCCCGCTTGTTGGCGACGCGGTGGATCGACTTGGCGAGGATGTTCAAACTGCGGTCCATGGCCCTAGCTTAGATGCGCTAAGCTTCCTTTCTATGACCACCACACAACCAACGAGTGCGTTGGACCGTCTTACCCAGGGCTATCTAAATCCTGGCGCTGGAATGACGGTCCTGAAAAGAGATATTGAATCGGTCCTTGACCTTGTCCACGCCATTGAGGCCTGCGTCCAGGGCGAGGGTCACGGAGTGCCGGATTACGCTGACTGGCAGGCCTTGAAAGCGGCCCTGCTCGTAGTGAAGGTGCCGGACCATGGCTGAAGTCCCCTTGGTCCAAGTCCCTGTGATCGCTGAGGCGGTCCGCGTCGAGATAGCCAAGCTGGAGTTGAAACCGGGCGAGATGCTGGTCGTCAAGAGCCCAAGCCTGAGCTGGGAGGCAGGCCACCAGTTACAGGATGCCATCGAGGCTAATTTCCTCTATCGAGGTGTTGACCCGCCCCCAATCTTCGTCATCGTCGGCGATATTGAGTTCTCAACCGCCATGATCCCACCCGACGCCCTCGACCACTTGGCCGATCTAGTGGCCGACGAACTGAAAGCGCGCGGTGACCGCGCGTATTTGGAGCCGGACCATGGCTGATCAACCGACGTGTCTTCTGCCCGTGGTAAGGGCGTGGTCCAATGACGACTTCGCTTACCACCGTGAGCACCGGATAGAACCCTGTGGCGAGCTAGTGCGATATTACGGCTTCACCTGCACCGATGACTTCGCAGAACCCACGCCCTACGAAATCAGTTGGGAACTGAAATGCGATGGCGGTCACGTACTGCTCCTGGTGGATGATGAGGACCATGAGGTATCTCTGACCCCCGCCTTGGTAGACCAAGCGTTCAACTATCTGGACCGACTTCTGGAAATGCCGTGATGGCTGAAACCCCGCGCAACCCCAAACCCAAACCCCGTCGCTTCGACGTCCCCGAAGGCCTAGAGGTAGAGTTCTGGGTCAGCATCGGCGACAGCCCCGCCCTGTTCGGTCCCTATTCCACCTACGCCAAAGCCCTAGAAGGTGGACGCGAAAAGGTGCGTCCCGGCTACTGGTTCAACGTAGAGAAGCGCTACCGGGCCCCGCTGCCCGAGGCGAAGTCATGAGTGCCGAGAGCCAGTTACAAGCCACGCTCATCCTCCTCGACGCCATAGAGAAGTTACTTGTGCGTCAGTTGGACGAGAACCCACTGCCGACCGTGGACCGCCTACTGCCCATCATCGAACTTCGCAGCCGGCTCCTGGGCTTGCTGCCGCCAGCAGAGGACCAGTCGTGAGCGCCGAGGACCGTCTAGGCAAGATGGGCAGCGACGCGTGGGCGGGCACACCGCTGGACCGTCTCCAGGCAATGCGAGTACCGTGCCCAGTGGAGCAGCCCCGCAAGCTCATTCACTCTGTCCCCCTGTCCATGATGAGGACCCAAGAGGTCCAAGCCCCCGAAGGTGCCAGATGGCTGAGCGTGGACAAAAGCGTCTCAGGTATGGGCTTCATAGCCTGGGGCATCTTCGACCACACCCTCCCCATCCGCAAGTACACCTTCGCCCTGGTCCCGGACCACACCCCCTGCGACGACGTAGAGGACATGACCTACATCGGAGCCATCCGCGCCAGCGACAACCTCGGCAACGTCACCCTTCACATCTTCGTGGACAAGACGTGACCAAGACCTGGGCAGGCTTAGTCAACGTCGAAGTGACCAGCGGTACCGCGCAGGGTGGACCGATCGAGGCGCCGACGTTCCGAGGTTTCGTCACGATCCGAGCCATAGCTGAGGACGGTTCATTCATGACCGGCCAACTCGACCCGGCCGAGCTTCGAGTGATGGCCATGCGCTTCCTCTCGGTAGCCGAGGCCGCTGACCAAGACGCCATGTTGCTCGGCGTCCTGTCTACGGTGTACGGAATGGACACGGCGATAGCGGCGCAGGTCATCCTTGCCCTGCGAGCCAAACGGCCGCCGGAGGTCCAATGGCCGTGACCGACGAAACCATGCCTCACGCCAACCTCGCGTCGAACGTGCCCTCGGACGGCGTAGCGCCTCCTGGGACGCCCGGAGAGGACTCTCTCGGCCACGAACCAGCGCCGACCTACACCGACCGCCTGGAGGCCCTCATTGGGAGCCTCGGGGCTAAGCCGTTGAACGTTCCCGACTGGCCAGTACGTCAACAGTCCTGTTGGGGAAGCCCGAAGCCGTCGACGTCGATCGAGCGCACCTGCCAATGCTGTGGGGCGTCTTTCCTCAAGCTCGCACCGGGCAAGACCGGCCTGCGCGGTTTGTGGCGAGACAGTCAGTGGTTCTGCTCCCAAGAATGCTTCGACAAGCCGTGACCAAGCCCTACCGCGACTGGAGACGCGCCGGCAGCTTCGCCGACATGAGCGCAGACGAGGTACGTCGTCGTAGCGCCATCAGAGAGAAGTCGGCTCGCCGCGTCGGCCACGGCTCGCGACTCAAGACCACGATCGTCCACGACGGCCTATCTCCGGACCACCTGGAGGCCCTAGAGCGCCTAGCCCAGTCCGAAGGCGCCATCCTCATCACCATGGACGAGTGGACCCGCTGGGGCACTTACGGAGCCCGAGGACTAGCTAGGAGACAGGTGTGAGCACTGACATCGTAGTGAGGTGCCCGAACTGCGGCGCCCCAGACTCCGGCAAGCCCTGTCGCTACTGCGGCGTACACTCCAGTCGGTCCCTGACTCCCGACGAGGTACGCGAGCGCTACCTCCGCAGCCAGTACGAGCGCGCCCTGTCGGCGTCCGAGTTGTGGAAAGCCAAACAGGCGGAGTCCGAGGTGAAGATGGCCCAACGCATCGCACTCCTGCCTCGACGCAAACGGCGCCGACATGCCTGACCCCGTAGCTTGGGGGAAGATCCCAGCCATGCACTGCAAGGGCCTGTGCGCCGAGTCCTGCGGCCCGATCGAAGCCAGTAGCCAAGAGCGCGCCCTGCTCAGCATGAAGGGAATACACCTCCCTCCTGTCGCCGAGGCGGTTGCCAGCTATCTCATGGACGGCGACTACACCTGCCCAGCCCTAAAGGACGGTCGCTGTAGCGTCTACGACGTGAGACCGACACTGTGCCGCTTGTGGGGAGTAGTCGAGGACATGCCCTGCCCCTGGGGCTGTGTCCCCGACGGTGGACGCCTTCCCTCGATCATCGGCCAAGCCCTCCTGGACAGCACGTTCAATGCCTGAACCCGTAGCCTGGGTGCTGTCGTGACGCGCGGTCTCGGTCACGTCACCTTGAGAGATGGTCGCACCAAGCCAAAGAAGCCCTACCCGACGGCATGGGAAGCCTGCCTCGCAGCGCAACGACTGACGGCCAAGGGCTTCGACGTCTACCACCTGATCCCCTACCGTTGTCGCATGGGCCGGCACTGGCACCTAGGAGTAGCGTCACCAGCTCACTACCATCACGCCCTGCGATGTCAGCGCGTCCGACTGGTCAAGGTTCTAGCCGCACTCCGGGACATCAAGCAGGTCGCTGTCGATGACTGCTCCTGACTCCAAGCCCTCGCGTTCGACCCTGATCAATGCTGTCGCCGCTGGAGATGCCCATTGCATGGCGGCAATAAGGGAAGAAATCGGCCTACTCCAGTGCCAGAATATTGCAACTGACACCCTCGTATTGTCTATTGACACATGGTTCGTGCTGGTGTCGTTGTGCGTAGCTCACCAGGAACTTTTCAAATCGGGACCGAGTGGAGAGACGCATGTCGATGCCTGACCCGAAGAGAGTCAGACTGGTTGAGCTACTGCTCCGTAAAGCCGACCGCACCACCTTCCCCGCCGAAGCTGAGGCCTGTAGAGCCAAAGCCGCCCAAGTGATGGAGCGTCACGGCATCACCGAAGACGACCTGAACCGCGCCCCAGTCGATCCAGTTCTAGGCTTCCGCCAACCTACAGATGCAGCTCCGGTGTACGAAAGCGTGACGGTCAACTTCGGCGGCAACGGTAACACGATCAACATCGTTTGGCGGGTCACTTACTGATGAGTGTCGCCTGGATCATGGCCTACGTTGTCACCGCGATCCTTGGGATAGCGATCTTGGCCTTTCCGATAGCTATCCGCCGTCGCGCCATCCGGTGCTGGGACGACGTCAGGCTTCCGATAGCCCAAGCGGGCAGTCTGCCAAGGCGAGGTCGCATCGTCATTGACGGCGAGGTCTACCGTTACGAGGACATCGACTACGCCACAAACACCCTCGTCGGAGTTCGACCGGTGCACTGGTGGCGGTCCTAATCCTGCCGTAGTGACATCGTGAAAGGGCGGTTAGCGCCCTAGATTCGGTGGTTGGCGGGGCGAATCGGTGTTCGATGACAGGCTAAGATGGTCGGTGACATAGGTGTGGCCCGCACTGTGATGAGCAGCCGGGCCACTGATCGAGACACTGGAGGTCCCGATGACAGAGCAGCGTACTAGCGACAACCTTCCTGAGCGCTATGGCGAAGTCCAACAAGCGTTCGACTTCTTTGAGCGGGCGAGCACCGCGCTAGCGACATTGGAGGACCCTATCGAGGTCGCCCAATTCCTCAAGCAAGCCGAGGCGGTGGAGTATCTGACTCGCACCATGAACGCCGCCAAGGATGTTCAACGGCAAGCGGCCGAAGTGGTCCTGCGCACCAAGCGACGGCTTGGTGAGTTGCTGGTGAAGACCGATTTGCCGAAGGGCGGGCGTCCTCCGAAAAACCGGTTACCGGGGGAACCGGTTTCGCCGACCCTCTCCGACCTGGGCATAACTAAACGAGAGTCCTCTGAGGCCCAGAAGATTGCGTTCGTACCTGAACCAGAGTTTGAGCGTTACGCCTCCGAATCGCCGCGCCCTACCGCCAGCGGCCTGATCGATGCCGAGTCCAAGTTGGCCGAGCCTCCCAAAACGAACGTCGCCCGGTCTAGGACGGAAGAGTTCAACACGGCGAGGGCCCGCATCACGCCTGAGCAATATCTGATGACGGCTACAGCTACTGAGGGCATCTTGATCGAACTCCACGCCAGCGGGAAGTGCTCTCGTTGCAAACGACCCTTCGACAAGGAGTCCAGCATCGTGCGGGCTGGTCTGGCCTTCGCCCACGCCGTGTGCCCGTCTGGAGCCAAGACCCGATGAGCGAACTAGCCCTGGAGCCGGCGACGGTGCAAGCCGTGAGCTTGTTGCTGGACGACTATTGCCAAGAACACGGGCAAGAAAACTACGACACCCTGAAGGCCCGACTGCAACTGTTGGACCACGACGAGTTGGTCATTGTGACCTTGCAGCTCGCTTTCGTCGTGGCACGCGCCATGCAAGGTGAACTTCCGACAGAAGCCGATCTGGCCGAGTGCATCGCCGATGCTCCCGAGGAAGGTCCTTGGCCCTGCGGCTGTCCCTTGGTGCGATTGCCTGTCTTGCTTGACGGAGGAGAATGACTGAGGTCGCGGCGGCGTTGGCGCACATTGCCCGGGACCGTCTGCCTTGGGAAACGGGCACACCGCGCACCGAGTGCGGTCATGACGCCATTGAGTTCACCCGAGTCCTGTCTCGGGAGCAAGCCACCAAAAGGGCGCAGGAGATCGGCCAGGCGCGCTCACATTACGAGTTTTGCGTCACCTGCCTACAGACGGTCCAGCGTCACGCCACATGGGACCGCGACCCGCTCAGTGCCATCGGCCGGTTGCCGAACGGCTGGAGCACGGACGGCCGAGCCGAGCTGGCTCGTCTGGAGTTGCGAGCGGTCGGCTTGCTCGTCCAGGCACACTGGGAGGAGTACCTGGCCACGCTGGACCAGTTGAGGTCTACGGTCCGGCTGGATAGCAAGCGCCAACGTCGATTGAGATGAGGGAGGGAAAATGAGCAGAGACCTGACAGGTCCGTTCTTCAGCCGTAGCCGCGGCGAATGGGTGCAGATCGACTGGTCGTCAGGCGGGATCGATGGCATGAATCTCCTGCTTGATCTGACCAACCATGTCGATCAACGCGTGGCAATACGACGCTTCGAAGCCAGACAACGGACGAAGAAAGAGACAGACCGCCAAGCGGGCCCTACGTCAACATCGTCACGTCGACCAGGCCCGCCCAGCGGCAGCACTCTCGAGCCCAACACCTAGCTCCACCCGGGAGCCGTTTCTATCGCGAATCAGGTGCTCAGTTCTGTAGACCGTCGAGTGCCGAGACTGAGCATAGCGCTAAGCTCAGGTAGCGCAATTCCGAGTCCTGAAAGACTGGCACTACGAAATCGAACCCCATGCCCGACGCAGTTGATATACGAGTCCGCGAAGCGCTGGAAGTGGATGATCTGAGTTGGGCTCAGTTCATGGATCTTCAGGTGGGCTCGCAGCCCAAGTGTCATGCGTCTGGACCTGATAAGGCGGTCTGCGTCCTCAACCCCTCCCACGTCAGCGACCACGCAGGTAATGGCTACGATGCGTGGGGTCCTAAATTCCGGTGTTGGCCTCGGCCACCCGCGCCTAGCCGAAAGTAGCCCCACGCTAAGCATGAGGGGAGCACCCACCAGATATTATGTCCCCAAAACCCAGCGAGAGGGAGTACCCCCATGACCGCAAAGAAGGACCCCAGGAACGAAGCCGCTATCGGCCACGCTCAGACCCAAGCAGAGGGCATCGTTCACAACATTCTAAGGAACGGACTGCCGTCCGACTTCCCGTGGCCGAAGTCCTCCACAACTTGGCAATTGGCCCAATGCGCTGTTGTGGCCCTGACTGAAGCGGGATTACTCAAACCGTTCGGTCCTGACTGCTTCACGGCACATGAATTGGGCCGACGGCTCTTAGAAATGCCAGACGAGCCGGTGACCATGACAGTGCCACCAGTGGATGGCTGGGCGGGCTATAACGCCCCCGTACGCGTAGTGCGCCGCGGTGAGCACGGCACCAAGGTAGAGCTTCGCCAGTAATGGGTAGGATCGCCAACGTGCTAGCTGTCATCGTTGCTCAGGACCAGAACCTCGCCCAACTGTTCTTTCTCATTGCCGTGATCGTGGCCGCGGTCGGACTGTTGTTCGGCGTGATCCCTCTCGGCCGGCCGTATGCGTGGGCCATCGGAGCTTTCGGGTTGCTGGTGCTCCTGTTCGTCAGTCTCGGACTTTTGGTAGGTTCTTGAGCGGGTACAAGCTCACAGCTCGGGTGGCCGGTTTCGTCTCGGGAGAGAAAACCTGAGACGTTGAGGGGTCTCCATCCACGGCAAGTCCTGACCGGCCATCCCACCCCTGAGCCAAGACCGGACGTAGGATAAGCCCCGTGGCTACCATCGTCCCGAACCCCGCCAGTCTCGTCAAGGTCGATCCCGTAAACGGCAACATCAGCCTCCTGCCCAATCAGGGCACCCAAGCCCAGGTCAACGGCGTCACCCTTGGCAACATCGTGGCTGTGGAGTTGGAAACGACGGGCGTGTTGTACACCGTGCCCTCGGGCAAGACCTTCCGCGGCGCCCTGGTCGTGTTCGCGGGCGGACCGTCGGGCACTATCACCCTGACCGACGCGGCCGGGCCTACCGTCCTGGCCACGATTACGTGTGGAGTGACCCTGCCCCTGGCTCCGGTTATCGTGTCGATCACCTCGGCGGGCGGCAGCGGAAACGCGTTGACCCTGGCTGTGACGGGCTCGGCCGCGGTCATCAGCGCCGTTCTCGCCGGCTACGTCCACTGAGCAAGCACCACAAGCGCAAACCAGTCGCACGCGCGCGACTCGGCCGCTGTAGCGACTGCGGAGAGCATGACCACTCCCTACACAAGCTGAGCCTGGCTGTAGACGGTCGTAAGCGGGCCAGTTGGTTGCTGTGCTGGAGTTGCCTAGCCGTGAAGTGGGTAGGGCTAGAGCGCTCCTGACCCCCGTAGGCGGGCTCCTGTGGTGCCGGTCCAACCACGACGACGCCGAACGGGCTAGGATTTTCGGCCAATGACTGGTCGAGCGCTGAAGGCGGCATCTGGCTACTAGGCCCGCGCTCCGTCGTACCTATCATCCGATCACCAAGCGCAAGGAACAGCCCGACGGTTCGGTGATCGTCTGGGGCAAGGTGACCGACGATTCCCTGGACTCAGACGGCGAGATAGTCGATGCTGACTTTGCCGCCAAGGCCTTATCTGACTGGTACCAAGGTGGCGCTGCGGTGTTCGGTCAGCACTGCGAATATTATCCGCCCGCGGGCAACGGCATAGCCCTGGAAGTCGATCCCGAAGACGGGTCGAGTATCCGGGCGCATGTTTATGAGCCGACTGCCGTCCAGCACGTGCTCAATGGCGTCTACAAGGACTTTTCGGTTGGCTGGTACGACCCTGAATACGTCCGTGACCCCGAAGCCCCCAACGGCCGAATGGTCGGAGGCTGGGCGCGTGAGGTGTCGCTGGTTGACGCCGGGGCGAACCCGAACGCTCACATCGAGGGCGTGTCCGGGACCAAGGAAAAGACCAAGGTGCCTCGCTTCGTCATGGCCAAGTCCAAGGCGAAGGGCCAAGCCCCCGACCTGTTCGGACTGTCCAGCGAACCAGAAGCGCGCGGTGCCGCGCGTATTGACGAGGTGCCGGTAACAGACGAGACAGGCGACGGGATCACCAGGGCGCTCAAGCGGGCCATGGTCTACCGAGCCGAAAAGACACTGGCCGCGGCGCACTGGTATGCCGCTTTCAAGCGGGACATGGACCCCGATGTCGGTGGAGGAGTGGACCGGGACAAGCTCGACCCGGCCGACTTCGTACTGCCTGACGAGGGAGATGGCAAGTTCCCTGTCGTCACTCCGGCCGATGTCTCTGATGCCGTCAGTTCATGGGGCCGGTACAAGGGCTCTACCACCTTCGAAGAGTTCAAATCCAAGCTCATAGCCCTGTGCAAGCGTAAGGGCCCGAGCTTTACAGCCGAGCTGCCGGACAGCTGGGGCGTCAAGAAAGGGAAGCAGATGAAGGATTGCGAGTCTGGCGATTGCGGCAAGTGCCCGGCATGCACGGCCAAGTCCACCAAGGCAGCCGCGGCCAGCGGTCTCGACGGTAAGGACCCGACCGAGGGCAACAAGGCATGTCCCACCTGCAAGGGCTCAGGCACGATCATGATGGGCAACCGCAAGTGCCCTGACTGCGAAGGCGCCGGCCAGGTCCCGATGGATTTCAAAAAGGCCAAGAAGACCAAGCCCGTAGCGGCCAAGCAGGATGACTCCAATGATGACGGAGTACCTGATACCGACGACGACGTGTCTGACGCTATCGATGAACTGATGGACGCCACCGGCGATGTCTCTGACGCCCAGGACGCCGATACCGAGGATCACCCGCCCACAGCGGGGGATGACATCGTGGACGACGCCCTCGACAACGTCCAAGACGCCGTAGAGGTGCTGGACGACGCGCAGGATGCCGACGAGGACAACATCGCCAACAAGGAAGCTCCTCCGGTTGCCCCGAAGGCAGCCAAGGACGCCCCCCCGGCTGACAGCGCCGATGCTACCGATGACGACGCCCCGCCCCCGAGTGGAGACGACGGTGATCCTGACGACGCCATGCCCGCCAACTGCGACAGCGGCAAGTGTGGCAAGTGCAAGATGTGTATGAAGCGCAAGGCCAAGAAGGACAAGAAGAAAGCCAAGCGAGCCAACAAGTCCCGCCACGTTCCTCTGCCTGCCCTGGCCGCTCACGATGCCCTGTGCCCCGTCTACGCCGTGGACGCCGAGTCAGCCCTCAAGTCGATCGACCCCTCTTACTTCGCCACCGCTTACCAGATGGCCAAGGACAAGGGACGCGAGAGCGACGTCACCCGCGCCTACGACTCGTTGGCCGCGGCCACCAAGCTCAGCCAGATGGCGACCCCGACCTTTGAACGGCTGCGCACGGCGGCTCACAAGGCGATGGAAGCGGCGTACCCGACCATGACCGGTACGGGGTTCACGCTCAACTCGCCTGACCAGTTCAAGCGCCCGTTCCTGTCCGGTGCGACCTCTGACACCCCGACGGGTGGGTTCGCTATCCCCACACCGGGCATGGCCCCGACCTTCGGGCCATCCGACTTCAACCGGACTAGCCAGATCCCGAACGAAGCTCGTCCGTCTCCCACTCCCGGCGTCTCGGCTGCCAGCCTGCCCAAGAGCAAGAAAGGCTCCCGGAAGGGCAAGAAGGACAAGCCCGCCGCCGAGCTGGCCCCGCCGACGTCGGCGCGGGTGTTCTACAAGAACAGCGACAAGGGCGACGGCGACGTAGCGGCCATGCTGCACGACCACATCGCCCGCAACTTCCCCGGCATCTGCCCCATGCACGACAGTGCCGACAAAGACGGTGGCATCTATCCGAACGATGTCACCCCCGACGACGTCATGGGCCAACCAGACGCCATGTACCAAGCGACGGCCAAGCCCGTCCCCCTACCGAAACCAGCAGGCACCAATGACGGCAGATTGACTCCCGCCTCTACCGCAGGCGCGGCCAAGGCCAAAGGCCCAAAGGCACCCGAGAAGGGTGCGGACCAAGGTAAGGCCCGCAAGGCAAAGGCGAACAAGAGCCAGAAAGGTGACACGGTGACGATAACCAGGGCCGAGCTCGAAGCCTTCAAGGCCGAGGTGAGGACCGCCCTTCGGGCACCCGATCCCCGAGCCCGCAAGGCCCGCCAGACCGGTACGGCATTCCGGCCCACTCCCGACCTTGTGGACAGCAAAAAGCTGGCCGAGGTCCACGCCAAGATCAAGCGGCTGAAAAGCGGCATCCATTCCCCCAATTCGCAGATCGCGGGACCCGCGATCGCTCAGGCCATGGAAGAACTGACTCCCGAGCAGTTCGCTATCGCCATGGTCTCTGACGACTGATACCCCAGGAGGGCATCTGACCTTTACCGCATTCTCACGGGAGCAAGGCGCGCAGGGAGACCTGAACGTCAATCCCTTTACCAGCCTGAAGTCCAGGCTCGACCAAGCTCCCGGTGGTTCTCACCGCGGCGGGCTCGGCGTGCTCGACTGGCAGGACGCCATCGAAGGCGGTCGTTACTCCAAGGCGTCCGAAGTCCGCAGTGCGGCCCTGAAGGGTCTCATCGGCGGCTACGGGACCCAGAACATCGGCCAGCGCTGGGACATCAACCCGGCCCTCAAGAGCGCAGGAGCCCGCATCCAGGACCCCGCCATGCGCCTGAACGGTGCCGGGCTCGACATGAACACCTCAGCCCGCCTGGAGGCGTTCGCCTCCGCCACCTTGGACGAAGTGATCCACAAGTCCATGTACAAGGGCGACAAGGTCCTAAAGAGCTTCTGCCCTGAACTGCGCGGACCGATGCAGTTCATGACGCAATTCTCGGCCCAGAACATGAGCCAGTCGCTCCTAAAGGGCGGCAAAGGACGGTCGAACAAGACCATCGCCCTGACAAGCCCCCTGTCGTCCGGCTTCGTGCCCTACGACCTGGTGCCGTTCGTGCGCACGATCTACCCCGTGTACACCCTGCTCCGGAACAAGCTCCCGCGCGTTCCCGGCCAGGGCACGTACCACCGGGCCAAGATCATGGCGAGCATCACCGGTTCGCTCCCGGGCCAGCTCGGTACCCTCCAGGACGACTCCACCTCTGAGTTCTTCGGCGGCAGCTTCTCGTCCTGGCCCAACGCGTTGCCGGCTTCGGGCACCCAGACGGCGTACGACCTGATGATCCCGTACAAGTTCTTCGCCCTGACTGAAGGCGTGTCCTGGCTGGCCCAATTCGCGGGCCAGGGCTACGATGACGTGTTCGGTTTGGCGGCGATGATCCTGCTCCAAGAGTTCATGCTGCTCGAAGAGCACGACATCCTGGCGTCCAGCTCGCAAGCCCTGGCCACTCCGACCACGGCCACGATCGCCACCAGGAACGCCGGAACGGGCGAGACCCCGATCACCTTTGCCGGTGGTACCAACATCTGGGTCACCGTGACGGCGCTCGACTTCTGGGGCGAGACAACCTACAACGCCACTGCCGCCGAGTCCACCACGGCCACCACGGGAACCTCGGTGATCGACGTAACCCTGCCGCTCGTAAACGGGGCCATGGGCTACAAGATCTACATCGGGAACAACTCCTCGACCCAGCCCGCCCGGACCAGCCTGTTCCAGTTCGTCGGCCTCAACACCCTGAACGGGATCGTCGGCGCCACCAAGTTCACGCTCCAGGGCGCGCTGCCCACCACGGGAGCCAACCCCCCGAGCGCGGACACCGGCACCGGCTCCACGAACCGCATGGAGTCGATCATCGCCGTCGTCAGCGGTCGGAGCTACAACTCAGGCTCAGGCCCCTACCCCGGCCCCGGAAGCTCCCCGGCCGTCAACCCCGGCTACTACAAAGAGGGCATAGGGCTCCCGCTCAACGTGAGCGTGGTCCAAACCGCCCTCCAGCAAATGTTCAACGGGACCAACGGCTACTTCGCCAACCCGAGCGAGATCATGACGAGCCCCAACGACGCCACCACGCTCAACAACTCGATCCTGTCCGAATCCGTAGCCGCTTATCAGCTCCGGATCCAACAGACCGAGATGGCCGGCGTTACCGCCGGCGCCGCCGTGTCCAACGTGGTCAACCCGGTCACGAGGTCCATGCCCGAGATCGTGGTCCATCCGTACATGACCCAGGGCATGGCATTGTTCCTGTCCTACACGCTGCCCCAGACGCAAAACAACCTGGGCAACGTCATGGAGAACGTGATGGTCCAGGACTACGCGCAGATCGGCTGGCCGGTAATCGATCCTACGTTCAGGCAAAGCATCCTTCGTTTCGGCTCATTCTTTTGTGCCGCACCCCAATATTTAGGATTGATTAGCGGTCTTCAACAGTCTTCAGGCACGTCAACGCCGTATTTTTGAGCGTGCACCCCAATTCTAAAGACGCCGCAAGTCACGGGAATGCAGCACTGCTTCAGAACACCGTGTCATAAGGATGGATCGATAGTATTGGGGTAACAAAAGGTGGTAAGCTATCTCCTAGGGTCAAGGCCGAGTGTGCCTAGCCCTAGGAGATTTGTACGATGCCCAGAAAAGGACCGGCCCCGGAAGTACAAGCGGCCTGGAAGGAAGAGATGCTGACGCACTACAGGGAGTCGGGGCACATCACTTCTTCCTGCGAACGCGTCGGCATTCCTCGTTCTCGACATGAGCGCTGGCTGCTCAGTGATCCTGAGTACCGAGAGGCCATGGAGATCGTCACCCTTGAGCGTCAAGCCGAGGGCTTGAAAACTGGTCGGGCAACAGGCACCGGTCGACCGGTTGACGAAGAGCGCAAAAGGGAACGTCAGGACGCTCTCTTGACGGCCTTCGCTGAGACTCACTGGCTGAAACCGGCCGGTGCCAAGTCGGGCGTTGAGTTCACTCAGCACTTCCGCTGGATCAAGAGCGACCCCGAATACGCCGACCGCTTTCGCACTCTGTTGGCGCAGGTCCGGCTTGATCGCAAGAAGAACCCCTACCGCAAGTGGACCCCTGAGTCCAGGGAGAAGGCTAGCGAGTCGGCCAAAGCCCGTTGGGCGAAGATGGGACCTGCCGAGCGAGAACCCATTCTGACCTCGATTGCCAAAGCGAACCGCGGCATCAGGGGCGGTCATCACATCACCAAGCCCGAGGCTGGCGTCATGACGTACCTGACCGAGGCTGAGGTCCCCTACTTAGTCCACAAGCCTCAGGGCCCGTACACGCTCGACATCTACGTTCCCTCGCTACGTCTTGATATCGAGGCCGACGGCGCCTACTACCACGACGGACGCAATGCGGACCGAGAGGCCGTGCGAGATGCCTATCTCACCGAGCAGGGCGTCACCGTCCTTCGTCTCTCCGAGGCCGAGATCAAGGCCCGCGACTTCTCCCGTCTATCCACCTATCTCTCACCCGCCTAGTCCCCAGGAGGCCCCAAAATGACCCCATTACCCGATGATCAGACCCACCTAGAGCAAGCTCAAGTTGATGAGGGTCGCGAGGATCGTCCTCTTGTCATGATGATGAGCCGGAACCCGTCGGTCACGCTCTGCGAGGTCTCGTACCGCGGGTGCAAGGTGCCCTATATCGAGGTATTCCGGGTCCCGGTCGATGAAGATGGCCAGCAGGTTTACCCGTTCACCAATCTCGCTGGCGAGAGCACGGATGAGGCTCAGAGCCTTGTCGAGCCGTACGTAGTCCAGCCGCACCCCGGTCCGTGGCGTTGGAGCTTGGTCTTGGATGGGCGCTTGTCGTGGGACTTCAGTTCACGCGAAGAGGTCTCATGGACGGTCGGCATGATCGCTGACGCTATGGCGGTGGCGACCGGTTGGGCTTCGCACGGGTCTGTTCACCGTCTCAACCAACATGGCCCCGTGACGGTTGAGCGTGAGTCCGAGTGACCCGCATGCTGGTTGAGTCCTACAAAAAGCGCGACGGCCTCCCAACAGGCTGTACCGGCGTGACGATGGAAGACGGCACTGTTTACCGCTCCAACCGCGCCGGTCACATCGAGGTCAACAATCCCGAACACATTGCCGCCATGAAGCGCAACTCGGACGGCTTTGTCGTCGAGGCCGCTTCTGTCAACCCGCCGAAGTCCAAAGGCACTCACTGTCTCACATGCGGCTTCGCGGGCTTCCAATTTCACGCGCAGTCGCCTTGTCCCAAATGCGGCGGGCCCATGGTGATGGATGGCCCCGGAAAGCCCAGCGAACATCCCGAAGTAAAGGAGAACGACCAATGACCGTATTTTTACACCATGATTTGACCTCCATCTCCATCGGCGGTCATGAGCACAAGATCACCGACACCGTAAAAGTCCGTCGGTTGCCTGACAATGCCGATCTGTCCCTTGACCCTGTCGAGCCGGTCGACGTCGAAGAGCCGGCGCTCGAGTCCGACCAGGACCGGGTATGGCGCATCTCGTGTGCCCCGGCCTGCGAAGCCGCCATCCTGGCCACCGTCCAGCACTCAGGCGTACAGCCGAAGTCCGTGCCTTTGACGGTGGACGAGAGACTGGCCGTGGAGCATGAGCAGCAGATGGGCCAACTCGAAATGGGCCAAGCCCTCCGCGCCCTCGCCGCCTCCCATCGCGAGCAGGTCACAGCCGGTAGTGCCAAGTAAGCAATGGCGAAGTCGAACGGGTGCGGGTTGTGTGGCGGCATGAAGCGTCGCGCCAACCCCGCGCCCGTGGCCATTTGCGGCTCCTGTGGGACGTCGGTGTGCACCAAGCACGTTCGCTACATCTCCGACGGCAACCGCCAGCTCTGCGCCCGGTGCCTACGCTCTGAGCCAGTTGAGGTGCGCCAAGCCGCTATCGCTATGGTGGGCTGATGTCCGCCCCCTTCCTTGAGCCAGCCGACCTGGTAGCGATGCCTTTAGGTGTGAGCTGGTCGACGATGGGCCAGGCAGGCAGTACCAAGCCGTCTGATCCGGTCAATGTCGCCGCTCTGCTCGTCGTCTGCGAGTTCGCCACCTCCGAGGTCAACCGGGAATGCAACCAGTCCCTCCCCTGCCAGTACGTCTCTGAGGACTGGTACATGCCCGATCACCGCGCTTCGATCCTGTCCAACGGCAACGGACGGCTCCTGTGCTCGTACAACCCCATCGTCTCGGTTCCCTTCGGTGCTTTCACGGCGGCACAGGTGGCGTACCCCAAGACATGGACCGTGGCCCAGGCGGGCGCTCTGTGGCCTGAGAGACGACCGCTCGGCGTGTACGGCTCGTCTGCCCCGGCGGGGTTCGGAGGCGGTAACAACGCCATCCAGATAGCAGGTGGGCTCAGTTGGGGCTATGGGGGAGGGCTGGGACGCGGTGGGCTGGAGTGGTGGGTCAACTATCTCCACGGCTGGCCCCATGGCCAATTGACGGCCAACTGCGCCAAGAGCGCGGCGACGATCCAGGTCGACGAGGTGTGCGGGATGCTCGGCGCCGCCCTCGACATCCTGGACGGCCCCAACGCCGAGGTGGTGCAGTGCGCCTCGGTGAGCTACCCGACACCGGCTACGTACTCATCGACAGGCAACTACTGGCCCGGCGCGCTGGTGAACGACACCTCAGCCAATACCTGGCAGTGCACCATCGCCAACGGCCCCGGTTCTCCGTCAGGCGTCCAGGCTCCCTCCAACGCGTCCACGCCCTATTGGAGTTCGGTCATCGTCCCTGTGGGGCCGGGCACCCTGACCCTCGCAAACCCCACTCAGTTCGCTCACACGGCCCCGGTACTGGTGACCGCGATGCCGAGAGGGGTAAGACAGGGTACGGCGCTGTACGCCAAAGCATGGGCGTTACAGCAAGGTCTAGCGACGCTCAGCATCACGGGCGACGGCAGGGTAGTCACGATCGAAGAGACGATCATGACGGCCCAGAAGATGGCGGCGGCGGCTGTGAGGCCGTTTTCGCGTGTGTATTAGTAGATGAGATCGCACAGGTCAGACGTAGAGTATCTCAAGCGCAAAGAACAGGGCTTGGGTTGGCCGCGTGCTGATGGGAGCAGGTGAGCAGCTACGTTAGCAAGCCTCCAGCGCTGGATCTTCGGGCAGCTCGATGGGCTCGGGACGCCACAGACCGATCCGGTTCAGGCATACATCAGCGATCCTGTCATGGCCAACAGTGCCAGTGCGCCAGCGGCCTACATCTGGGGCGGACGCATGACCGGTGCCCGTCAGTCCGCTCCTCGTCCTCAGGGCTTCTACAAGTTCACCTGGCAGGTCGACATCCAACTGACGCAAGGAATGAATCTCGATGATCCCGCCCTCGATACAGCTTTTCCGCTTGTGATCGACCAAGTCCTGGCGCAGTTCCTCGTCTACCCAGCAGACGCCGTGGTGCCGTGGACCGATCCGGTGACGGGGTTCCAGACCCAGTTCTTGAATGTCGGGGAGAAGTGGTCGGTCGACTACACCCGGATCAGGGCCAACGCTTCAGGCCAGGGTTTCGCCCTCTTCGCCGCCGACATGGTGATGACCGTCGAAGAGACTGCCAACTTCCTGCCTGGCAGCTACTACAACCCGAACAATCCTGGCGTCGACCCCTGAAAGCGCGCGGTGACCGCGCGCTTTTATCGAGAGAACTTTGCCACGAGCCATCCCACAAGAAGACTGATCGTAGGGAGAGCTACGTACAGTAGTTCGTCGGGGATATTTGCCCTCTCCCAGTTGTGCGAGTGGTATGCGACAACCAGGAGCCAGAATCCGAGCACACCGGTGATGAGAAACCAGAGAAAGCCAGCGTTCCAGTCCACGGAAGGTTTTGAGTCGGACTTCACGAAAGCAAGCTTAGCATGAGGGGCTGGTGGTCATCGCTAGCAGGCTGACCGTTCGCGGCGTAGGATTACCTCGGTGACGACCTCAGGAGGCATCTGGCCCTAAAGCTCTACAACGCCCAGGACTCTCCGACCTACGCCGGTCAAGCAGCCGACGACGTCAACGACATCGATCTGCTCGTCAACGCCATCTTCGGTACCGGGGTACTGACGGGTGGCAGCGTCAGCGTCGTAAGCGGTCTGACGGTGGCTGTGGTGGCCGGTACGGGCATATCGAACTGGAGCCCCGTCTCGTGGTCTAGCGGCAACGTGACGTGCGCCACAGCCTCCACGTTCGACCGCAAGGACCTTGTCGTCTCCAACCCCAGCGGCACGCTTTCGATCGTCCAGGGCGCGCAGTGCTCCGTCGTCAACTGGACACCTGGCAACGGCAATCCTCCCGTCCGGGCCGCCTGTCCTTCGGGGTACATCGCCATCAACGAGATATACGTATCAGGCGGGGCGTCGTCGCTTGCATCGTCCAACCTGGTCGACAAGACCCTCATCTTCGCCAACATCGGCACCAACCGCTTCGGCCTGCACGTCCCCGAGCTGACCCCCGCGGCCACGGTGGCGACGTCGAACATCGCTTCCCTGTCCGCTCCCGGCGCCACGATCAACGGCTACTCGCTGGCCGCCGGCGATCTGCTCCTACTCACGGTGCAGTCCACGGCCAGTCAGAACGGGCTATGGCAATGGAACGGCGCCTCCAGCGCGCTAACCCGTATCACTGAGTTCCCGTCGGGGGCCGTGGTGAACGGCGGGCGCGTCTGTCACGTCAAGCTCGGTACCTACGCCGGGTACTACTGGGTCCTCGCTACCCCGACGGCCGGTATCACCATCGACACCTCGTCTCAGACCTGGGTGGAGGGCGGCGGCGGGTCCTCGGGTGTCTCGGAGATCACCGACGGGTCGGCCAACGCCACTGGAAACGTTGAGTTCATCGGTACCGCAGGGATCAAGCCGGTAGTCACGACCGCGGGCGCTAACGGCATTGTCACCATCGAGGGCACGGGCCTGACTGCCATTGTGGCTGTGGCCGGTGCCACGCACAACCTGAGCCACACCGACGTCGGGGCTCTCATCGAGTGCTCCGACTCCTCGGGCTGCGCGATCACCGTCACCGACGATTCGACGTTCGGCACGGCGTGGGCATCGGGCACCGCTGACATCATCGTGGTTACTGGCCTGTCCGGTGTCGGTACCATCACGTTCACCACCGACGGCACGGCATCGCTGAACGGTTCCACCTCTACCTCGGTCATCGTGGCCCTGACCGGTGGAGTCGAGAAGGCCACGCTCGTTCGGGTAGCAGCCAACACCTGGCAGATCACCGAGACCCAACCGCTGATCCCATCCCAGGCCACCGTTACTACCACAGGTACCTTGGTCCGCAACAAGCTCACTGAGCTTCTAGGTACAGCGGGCGACTCCTGCGCCATCACCGTGCCCGCCGGCTACCCAGGAGACCAGATAGCAGCGATGCTCCACCAACCCGCCTCGGGCTCAGCGGCGTCGTGGACTTTTACCGGCGCGACCCTGGCGTGGGTGGGCGGATCGGCTCCCACCTTCACGGCTACCAACGGCAAAACTGACACCCTGGTCCTGGCTTGGTCCGTGCACCGGAGCGCCTGGATCGCCTCGGCGCTGCTCGACGCCTGATGCAATTCGCCCGGCTCCTGGCCGCAGCGGTCTCGGCGCCCCCCGCTACCGGCTGGCAGGTCGACACCACCGGAGCCAATGCCGACGCACCGGTCAGCGGATCTGTTTTCAGCTTCCCCAGCCTGACGCCGGCTAACTCCAACGAGGCTTATGTCGGCCTGAACTTCTGGAGCTATGGCACCAACTCAGGCGGTTCGACCTCGGGCTACACCTACGGCAATCCTGGCGGGGCAACCACCAACTATTACTGTTACAACACAAGCATTTCGTCCGTCACGACGCCGACGGCGGCGAACAACAACAACGGCTCGGACAACTGCGGCGTTATCGCGGCGCTGTTCTTCTACCCCGCCAAGACCATCAGCGAGGTTGGTGTAGCCAGCGGGGACGGGTCCGGGTTCGCGTCCCTGTCGATCACCACTCACACCATCGGCAACCTGGTGGTGGTCATGATTTCCATGGGAGCCGAGACAGCCGTAACCGGTGTCACCTGTTCGCTCGTCTCAGGCGGGTTCGCCAAAGCGGTAGCCGCGCAGACAGCCACCAACGGCGGCCAAGACGGAGAGATCTGGTACGGGGTTGTCACGTCGACCGGTACCGCTAACGTCGTGGTCAGCCCGACATCCGGTGGCTTTGCCTCGATCACGGAGATAGAACTTGCCCACTCCTGAGGACTTTGAAGCGTGAACAGAAAACGCCCGACCTGGGCTGCACCCCAGCAGGCTCCGCCCCCCGCTGTCGTAGAGCGCTGCATCCACGGTCACGACCCGACCGAGTGGTGGATGGGCTGTCTCGAATGCGGTGCCATCATGCTCCATGCGCGCCAGCAGGTAGTCGCCGCCCTCACCCTGCGCCACAAGCGGAACCAGGCCATCCTGAGGGTTACCGAGGCAGTAATCGGCATCGCCTTCAGCGTCCTTGTCATCACCTGGTCGCTCAACTCGGTCTTTTGGCCCCCGAACTATTCGCAGAGCACGTCGGGCACGACCACCAGCTCAAGTACCACCAGCAGCTCCACCACAACCACGACGACGCCAGGAGGCAACGCTCCAACGGCGGGGACTGCGGTCTGCGCTACGTCGGGGCTCCACGGCCCTACGTCGGCCCCTGGTGGCTTCACGACCATCGCAGCGGGCGACAATTCCTCAGTCACGCTCGCGCCGAGCACAAGCTACTGGCTGGCTCCTGGCAACCACACCTTCAGCACCAACTCCACGGGGTTCACGGTCTTTACGGGCGACGTGTTGGAGGGTGGTTACAACTCCGGGGACAGCCCCCCTGAGGCCACGCTCGAAGGCACCAGCACGGCCAACGGTTACGCCATAGACGGCTCGACCTCGGCGACAGGTGTGACGGTTGAGTACCTGACCGTGACCGGATGGGCCACCGGCAACAACAACGCGCTGATCAACTCAAACGACACGCCGGACTGGACCGTCGCGCACAACACGATCGGCCCCAATTACGGGACGAGCAGCTACCAGGGTGACGAGGCGTACGGGTACGGGGTCAATCTTGGGACCGGTGACGTTCTGACCGGCAACTGCATCACCGAGAACAATCAAGGCGGTTACAACGTCTCCTGCACCGGGGACGGCACGCATTGCCCCGACCCCAATTCGGCCGGCGGTGCCGATGACATCACCATCCAGTCCAACGAGATTACTCAGAACGGGATCGGCTACTACCCCGACAACGCTGATGGTGGAGGCGGTAACTCGGGCGGTGGCAAGCTGCTGTGGGCTACCAACGTCACCTTTGGGGCGCCAGGCACGTGCGCCACCGGGAGCGGGCCAGATGGGTCCGACACGGTCTCGCAGTGCCAAGCCCTGGGTAACTGGGTCGACGTTAACTACTACGTGGGCACCTGGTTCGACTTTAACAACGCGGGCTTGGACGTCAACTACAACGTCATCCAGGGTAATTTCGGCTATGGTCTCGACTTCGAGGCCAGCGCCAACGTCCAGGTGCTGAACAACCTATTCGAGGGCAACGGGACCTCGAATGACTTCTCTTGGCCGTCCTGCTCGTCGTCCACCTTCAATGGCCACTCGGCGTCCTGCGCCGACGGTGAGGGCCCGATCGATGGCAGTAGCACGATCTACTCCAACTACACACCGGCCATTTACATCTCGTCCTCCGGTGGCACCACGATCAGCGGCTCGTCCGGTCTCGTCTCTTCGCTTGCCAACACTGCCAATATCGAGGGCGACGTTTTCACCAACAACTGGGATGGCATCGATGTTTACCAGGACCGCAACCGGTTCTGTGGCTCGCCCTATCAACTCAACTGCCCGCTGGTCAACCCGTCCACGTACTACGACAACGCCGGTCTCGGTGTCGCTGACGGGGTAACGAACGGTACGACGGCTATCACCTCGGCTGCCGGCTTCAAGAACATCCAGACCGGCGCGGGCACAACACCAGCTAACGGAGACTACGTGTGGGCGGCGTCGACATGCGGCGGAGGATCAAGCGCGTGCATCACGGCGGGCGACACCATTTCGACGTGCGCCAGCGCTAATGCCTGCACGCTCACAACGCCCGCGGTTGGTACCGGGACCAGCGTGGAGATAGGTGTGGGCGCCGCCGGGGGGTGTGGGGTGGCCAACCTGAATGGCACGTCGCACGGTAACGCCTATTTCAATGCCTGCACCTGGGCCAGTCAGAACGTAACCGCGCAATCTGATGTGTTCAATATGGCGCCGACTTCGCTTGCTGGTTGCGTGGCGCCAACGGGCTCTCCTCCAGCGTCGACCAACCTCTGCGGATACCAAGCCTTGTGGGGCAACTCAGGGAGTTGTTCCGGGGGTGCTCCGAACTTGTGCGGATGGTCACCCTATGCCGGGAGCGCTACGCAAAACAACGTGGTCCTGCACTACGGCAACCTCTGGAGCAACAACGTATACACCGGGACATGGGCTGTGGCGTGCCTGGGACAGGGAACCGCTCAGACCTACGCCAACTGGCAGGGGTCGACCTGTGGTAGCCAAGACGGCGGGAGTACGGGCCTGTGATCCACTTCCTATCGGACAGTTACCGCGACGTCGCCGAAGTCTGGTTGGGCCTGTCGATCATCTACGGGGTGTGGCGAAGGCGTAAGCACCAAGCCCGGTGAGCCAGTGGGGTAGCTCCTCATGGGGTACCGGGACCTGGGGCGGTCAGGCTGTAGGCTATGCCCCAAGGAGGCATCTGGTCGCACCGCTGAATACACCGACGATCCCGGCACCAAAGGTCCCAACCCAACCCGCTGGGGACAACTCGCAGGCTGGTGCCAATACCGCCTTCGTCAATGCCGCTATCACCGCCGCTCTTGGGGCTCAGCTTGAACTGGGCATCAACGCCACCCCTCCGACTGTTCCCGGTACCGTCGCCTCAGCCCCGCCGACTTCAGCCACCATCCAAACCGCCCTCGGGAACTTAGTTCTCGGCACCGCGTGGCAGAACATCCTGAGCTATGACGTGTGGTGCACGGTCTACGTGGACGTGACCGCCAACACATCGCTAGTGGTTGCGGACGGGGTGGGTAAGACAGCCACGCCAGCCCAGACGACTCTTGTCACCGGCTCCACTTCGGTCGGCATCATGACCTTCCGGTGCAAGGTCCCAGCAGGCTATTACCGGCTCCTGAGCGCCACCGGGACCCAGACGAGCGCCATCGTTGGCCAATACCTTGAGGCAGCGTAGACCCCCGCTCTAAATGCAATTCGCTCGCCTTATGGCCGCCACCGCGGCTCCGATGCCAACGGGTGACATCCCCGGTCCGTGGCACCTGATCTTTGACGACGAGTTCAACGGCTCATCTCTCAACGAGACGATGTGGACGCCTGCCTTCTTCGGCAACGACAGCACCGTTACTGGACCTATCAACGTGCTCGATGAGTGCGTTTACTATTCCCCTCAGGTCAGCGTCGCCGACAGCGTGATGACTCTGACCATGATCACCGAGACGAATACGAGTTCCAAGGGGACCTTTGACTACACCTCCGGTCTTGTTTGCACATTGGCCAACGCCTACCCCTGGACCACCCCTCCCTGCTTCGCCGCGTCCTACGGGTTCTTTGAGGCGCGCATCTGGCTAGCGGACACGACAGGGGTCATCGACAACTGGCCCTCCTTCTGGCTGCACGGCTACTCCTCGGACGAGAGCGCCGGTGAGATCGACATCATGGAGGGCATTGGTGGTATCGCCAAAGCCCACTACAACAACGCCAACGGCGCCTACGGTCCTTTGACCGGTTCCGGTGGGACCTATGCCGGCGGCTGGCACACCTTCGCTTGTGACTGGGAGCCCGGCTTTGTCAACTTCTACTACGACGGCGTGCTGATTGGCGGTTTCACCTCGGCCGGGATAGGTGCTCCTGGCATCATCGGCTCGCTTGAGTACATGATCCTCAACCTGGGCAGCTCGTCCACATTGAGCCCGCCGATCGTCTCACCTTCGGTGATGATGGTCGACTACGTCCGGGTGTGGCAGCACTGAGTGACATCTCAACTACACTGAGGGTCGAGGAGGCATCTGTCAAACCAGGTTCGACAAGTCATCACCGAACGAGGGCCCAGGTGAAGTGGCACTCCTGGTATTCGCACCTCCACGCACCCTGTCTTTGGTCGCTCAGGTCCCCATGCTGATCGACACGCTGCCCGCCACCATCGAGGTCGGTTCGACTGATGCCTTACTGTTCACCTTCGATCCGACGACCTATCAGAACGCGACTGGCGACACGGGGCTCCGCTTCCCCACTTCGGTCCTGACCGATACCTCGACCACGCCCAACAGCGTCGTCACCCTGTCCGACGTCCCCTCGGTCTCAGGCGGGCTCATCACCCAAATGCTGCGCGGGTCGGCTCTCACCGTGGGCCACACTTACTCCCTGGTGATCGGCTACACCGGCACGCCATCAAACGCGGTGTGGAGCATGCGGACGACTGTCTTCTGTCCGGTCTAGGCTTGGCGTAGAGGAGGCATCTGTTTACACCTATCGTCGTTACGGGGACATATTTGGTCCCTTTTGGGTCAGGTGACGGTCTAACGCCCGCCGCAGGTTCCGTCACATTCCGGTTGTCGACCCTGTTGCAGGACTCGACTGACAAGCTGTTCGCCGACGCCTCCACCAACCCCCTGACGGCCACCCTCAACGGCAGCGGCCAGATCTCGGTCAACAGCACCGTCGGTATCGTCCTGATCGCCAACGACGACACCACGACGCAGCCGACCGGCTCCACGTGGGTCGTTACTGAAAACATCACCGGCTCCCCGTCGCGCACCTACGATGTCGTAATCCCTCACGCGGCACCTGGGGGGACGATCGACCTGTCTCAACTTTCTCCGTCCACGTCGACGCCGACGTACTCATACGTGCTGGTGACTTCGGTCGGAGTGGCCAACGGAGTAGCCAGCACGGGCCCTGTCGGCGTGGTCCCCTTGTCCCAACTTGCCACCGGCACTCCTACGCCCGGCTACGTGCCCACTGCTCCTTCAAGCGGGGCATCGGCGGCGTGGGGGCCAGGAGGAGGCGGTGGCGGAACGGTCACGTCGCCCAATGAGACGATCAAGGTCACGTCTGGGACCGAGGTCGACATCAACTTCAACTTGGGTCTCTCAAGCACTACGGCCATCGGAGGACTGGCCAACTGGGCTACTTTCGCGGCGGCTGGGCCTGGAGGGCTTGGTGTACTGTGGCTCACAGATCCCGTCGTCACCGTATCCACGACTCTTGTCATCCCAAGCGGCGGCAATCTTGAAGGTCTCGGATGGGCCAATGGGTATTTCATCACACAGGCGGCGAATGCCGACTGCGCTGCTCTGTCGGCTACGGGGGCCGCGCAATGGTTCCGACTGGCCAATCTGCGGATTGTCAAGGAAAATGCTCAGACCTTGGGTGACTGGCATTCAGGGCTGCTTCTTGACACCACTTCGGCCAGTGATTTCGACACGAATGCGCTCATCGAGCGGGTGGCGATCAAGAACCAGACGGGCGAGGGTATCAACGGCACAATTGGCGGTCACGGTGAGATCACCTATTTCAATGTCTATTGCAATCACAACGGCGGTAGCGGCCACTTCCAGGGCAACTTCGACAATGAGCACATTGCCTGTAAGTATTCCGAGAACGGTCTCAGCGGATCGTGGAACGCGGCGGGCGACAACTCCTATGCGGACTGTCACTTCTACAACAGCGGCACGGCAGTTCCCTACACCAATGGACTGAACTGGGCCGCGGGCGCCGCCACTATTTATCTCGGTTGCATCTACATCGCCGCCTCGTCTTTAACCGCCTACAGTGGCACCCCCTCGACGGACACCGCCAACTGGTTGGCTCCCCAGCGACCCATGTACGGTGCCGGGCGGGGAACCCAGAACCAGGCCCCCGACTACGGCGTTGGCGTCTACGTAACCGGCAGTGACAGCACTTATGCTGGGTGCTCCAGTGAGCAGAACAGCACATATGGGCTCTACGTCCTCGGCAAGACCTGTGCATTCCAGGGCAATATCATCGGGATCAATTTCAACCAGGCCACTAGCACCTACAACTCGACCAACCCGAATGACTATGCCGGGGTAGCGTTGGACGGAAGTGCCGGGGGAGCGTTCGGATGCACGATAACCGTCTCCATGTCGCTGGCATCCGGTACTCAGGCGTATGCCCTCAAGCTGATCAACGGTGCCATCAACAACACCATAATTATCAACGGCAGCGGCTGGGCGTCCGTATTCAGCCCGGATACTTCGTTCGCGCTGGTGATGCAGAACACCGTCATTGTCAACGGGCAGGTCTACGGCTTGACCGAGTGGATGAACGAGGTCCTAAGCCCAGGAGCCACCCTGGCGCTGGCCTACATCGCCAACGATGTCACCCTGTCGGCCAATCTGACGATGACAATGCCAACAGCCACGCCAGGGGCGTTCTGCTATGGCTTTTTCCGCCAGCCCTCCACCGGGGGCACCTACAACTACACGGTCAGTTTTACCGGCGTGAACTGGCCCGGCGGCAGCCCCCCCACCTTGACCACTGGGGCGGGTGCCTACGATCGTTACGACTTCGTCTGTGACGCAAACGGTCAATGGAACGGACTTGTTTCGGGACAAGCTTTCTGAGATGCCTCTCGGGAAACTATCTACCAGTGCGTTCGTATCGCCGGCCACCTTCATCACATTCGACGCTGCTTCCGACGGAGCCTCCGGCTTCGGGGCCACAAGCAAATCATGGGCTCACACCTGTTCGTCGAACGCCAATCGCATCCTGTTCCTTGCTGGGACCAGTGGGGGAACTGGTACCGGTGTAGCCGCCTCCTATAACGGCGTGCCAATGACATTGGTGGTCAGTAAAGAAGTGCCATCCCTGACAAACTGGGTCTACCTTTTCATGCTGGTCAACCCCCCGTCGGGGTCTCACACCGTCCTGATCACTTCCACGACAACTCAGCTCCTGGCCGGTTGCACGGCCTCGTACGCGGGGGCACGCCAAACTGGTCAGCCTGACGCCTCCGCTTCCGCGTCAGTCAACGGAAGTACTTCTCTGGCACTGGCCCTGACGACGGTAACCAATAACGCCTGGGCTGCCATGTGCCAATACGGGATGAGCACCGCTCCGGGGGGCGTCATCCTGCGTGCTTTCAACAGCGCTTGTGGTCTTTACGACAGCGGAGGACTTATTACTCCAGCGGGGGCCTACTCGGAGACCTTCACGGACGCGACCAGCGTGCAAGCGGCTGGCGTGGTTGCCTCATTCGCTCCGGTCTGATCCAGTGTCCTAAGTCCAGCCGTCGCTGACGGTGACGGTGCGCAGCCGAGCCAGGGCCAGCGTCTAGGCTTGAGCCTCATGGAGGTCATCTGACTGCACCCGCGTTCCCGATCACCACCACCGGCACCTTCCCGCTTCAAACCGCGGGAGGTGGGATCCTCCAGTCGGTCACCATCTCCACCGTCGGCTCCGGGGCCACGATCACCCTGTACGACTCCACGACCGGTTCGGGCAAGGTCATTGCCACCATCACCCCGACCGCGCCGGTCACCCTGCTATACAACTGGACGCTCCAGAACGGGCTCACAGTCGTTGTAGCGACCGCCGCGTGCAACTTCGTGGTAACCCTCGTTGATCAGACCTTGTCGGGCTCAGCGGCGGTTGCAGCGGCCATCTCGCAGCTTCTAGCGGCGGTGCCGACGAGTGCGACGCCATCGGGGGCGGCTGGCGGTTCTCTCAGTGGGACCTATCCCAACCCCGGCTTGTCGACCTCTCTGGCGCTTCCTAGCGCCACCACAGCCACGACCCAAACTGCTGGCGATGCGACCACCAGCGTGGCTACGGACGCCTTTGTATCCACCGCGGTCGCCAACGCTATTGCTGGGGTCAACCCCGCTGTCGCCGTGCAGGCCGCCACTACGCAAGCCTCGGATACCTCAGGGCTGACCTACGTGAACGGCGCCTCAGGAGTCGGGGCCACTTTTACTGGCTCGGTCAACACTCCCATCACGGTCGACGGGACGTACACCTTCACAGCGACAGGTCAGCGTTTGCTGGTGAAGAACGACACCCAGAGCGGGAATCCCGGTGCGTACAACGGGATCTACAGCCTGACGCAACTCCAGACGAGCCTCCTGCCGCCGATCTTCACGCGGGCCACCGACTACAACTCGCCCGCAGATATCAACGACACGGGGGCTATCCCAGTCCAGAGCGGCACGGCCAATGGCACTACCTCATGGTTGCTGATTTCTCAGGTCGTCACGGTCGGTACGTCGGTGCTCACCTACACTAAGTTCTCAGCGAACCCTTCGACCCTGGGCCCTGGCCTCGTCAACGGCGTCTACAACGCTGTCGCTGACGGGGGAATGGTAGCGGACTGCCTTATTGCTACAGACGGGGCGATGACGGTCACCAGCGGCGTAGTCTCCTCTTCGACGGCTCTAGCCAATGCCAAGGTCGGCTCGGTTGTCCAGCTCTACAAATACGCCATCACTCTCGATGGGGTGATGAGCCACACCAGCACCACCCTGACCTGTACGGTTCCCACGTGGGCAGCGGCGGGGATGGTGTGCCTAGTCTCTGCTGGGGCTGCTAGCGGGTTCCTTCTGTCGACCACCATTGTTTCAGTCGGTTCGACGGGGGCTGGTGGGACGGTCGTGCTGGCGGCGGCTTGCGGGAACGCCTCGGGTGTCTCGGCCGTGCACGTTGAGTTCCACGCCTTCTACCAGGACACGGTGGCCAGCATCCAATCGGGTACCCAGGTGACCATCACCACTCCCGCCAATGTTCCCTATTCCTGCACTGGCATGACGGTCGCTTGCGGCACCGACAACAGCGCTCTACATGCCGCCGCCGTTGCCGCCGCGTTCACGGCGAGTAAGCAGCTGTGGGTACCCCCCGGCAATTATCTGCACCTTCTCACGAGTGCCGGGCTTTCTGCCGAACTGACGAACCCGAATCTGTCGACGGCTACGCAATCATTGACCTTCAGCGTCAAGGCTGCACGCGGAACGGCCATGTTTACGGTCGTAGCACCGAGCCTGGAGTTTGGTTTCCAAGCCTGGGGCTATCAGGCTGGCGATGGCGTCAATCTGGAGCTGGAGGGCCTGTACTTCCGGTGGATGGGTCAGCAGTACCAGACCCATCAGTCCTCGGAAGCCCTGTTCGGCATCGCCCAGGTGATCGGCTCATCGACAAGCGATTCCCTCACGCACTGGCTGCGGGCTATTGCTGTCGACTCTGACCCTGTTTATTCCCCCACGGTTGGGCTGTGGGTTGGTGCCGGTACCGGCACGGCTCAGAAATTTTCGATACTCAAAGACTGCAACATCTACGCCTACTTCGACTGCCGGGCTGCGTTTAACAATGTCGGGGGCGACACTCGACTTTATGACGAGAACTGCACTTTCTTCGCCACCGGCTCGGTGCCCACATTGGTTGACCAGACGAGCCCCGGTTGGCACGCGTCGTATATTGCCCCTGATGCCTCCGCCCTCTCCACCGGATCACGGTTCGATGTCTCCGACAACAACGGTGGCGCTTACTGGTGGCACGAAAACGGTACGGCTCAAGGCCCAGGCCCATACTACAGGGTCCTGATAGCCCCAACCTTCGGTGCTAATGGCATACCGTGCGCCGGGGTGATCGTCAGGGACTCTACTGAGTGCCTCAAGATGGTGCAGCCCAACTTCCCCAACGGAGGCGCTATCACCGTCGAGGCACGGAGCTGCGATATAGACACTCCAATCTGGTCACCCAGCTATACCCCATCTACTGGCAGCACAGCCCCTCGGATCGGCATCTCCCCAGGCATCGGCGGCACCAGCGTCGGGCCGGTCGGTACCTATCGGATCAATAACCCGATAGTCAACATCCCCGGCACCATCTCGGTGGCGACCAATTCAACCACCACGATCACGGCCACCATCGCGGATACCAACCGCCTCGTTGTCGGCCAGACGATCACTGTCACCGGGGCGGCCGGTGGTACGTGGAGCAACATAAACGGGACTTGGACCATCGCCTCGATTGTGTCTTCGACGCAAATAACCTTTGTCGTCAGCTCGGCCCCGACCGGCTCCTACACTGCCGCCTCAGGCTACGTCGGCCCAATCAATATCGTATTAATATCCGCCTCGAACGCCACTGTCGGTCCGGTCGACATTGTGATTGAGAACCCGACGCTCACCCTGAGCGGTAACTGGGCCGAGCTGTTCTCCTTCCCGTCTACGCCGAGTTTTGCTGTCAATCTAACCGTGCGCGGCGGCCACCTGACCCAGGGGGGCGGGATCAACTACCTAGTTTGCGCCGTGCCGCACGCAAACTGCAACGTCGCCCTGACCGGCGTCAGGTTTACCTCGTCACTCGGTGGTGCGGCCATAGTGAACGCTAACGCCGCGGCCGGGACCTACACCGCCGGCCAGGTCGTGGTCGACAATTGCGACCTTTCGGGTTGGGCCGGCGCCGTGCCGTTCCAAGACACCACCGCCACGGGGACAGATGACCCGTTCTCGATCAACCTGGCCTCCTGCCGCTGGGTTAGCAGCAAAGCACCCTTTACGACCTCAGGCCGTACTGGGCTCATTGTCCGCGGTGGTTATGGCCCCTTCGACGGCTTCAGCGGCCAATCGACCCACACCACCTCAGCCACGATCCCTACCAACGATGTCCACAAGGCCCACATCTGGACCCTGTCGACTTCCGCCCAGACGGCTACGTTGCCTTCGGCCGTCACGGAGGGGGCGGGCAACGGCTATACCGTCGTGAACGCCAACGCCTCTACCAACAGTCTTGGCCTCGCGGCTACGGCTGGGACGATACCGGTGACGACCATTGCCGCAGGGGTGAGCCAGAGGGTTATATCAGACGGGGCCAACTGGCAGGCTGGCTAAGGCAACGCGAGCCAGATACCCAAAGCAGCTAGGGCAAGGATTACGGCAAGGAAACCGAAATGAGTGAAGCGGGTCATGGGTCGAACCACCACTGGACCAACAAGGTCACAGGACGTAGGGCTCGCATGTAGAACCGCATCCGTCCCTGATGTCGAGCGAGTGCTTGGTCGAGGGTCATGCAAAGGAAGCTTAGCAGGACTAGCCTGGACCTGTGAGCGAGATCAGGGTCGAAGGTGTCGACGAGGCCATAGCCCGCCTCAACCGTTTCCGGTTCTCCACCCTGGCGACCGAGTGGGCCGACACGGTAAGCCCGACGATGAGCGCCGCGCTCCGCGAAGCCCTGGCGGCCAAATCGCTGCCTCGTAAGTCAGGGGGCGGGTACAAGCCCTCGGTCCGCTCCATGCGCCACACCAGCGCCGAATCGATGGACCTCATCTTCTCCACCCCGCCCGGAGGTAAGCCCTACGACATCCCCAACGCCTTCGGTTTCGGGCCGGACTTCGGCATCGGAGGCAGGTTCGGCGGTCGGTTCCATCCTCCACTGAATCAGGGCGGCGGGTTTGCAGCCAAGCTCAGGGCCAGTCGTAAGCGCACTGTCGTTGGCGTCTGGACGGCCATGAGGGAGGAAGTCTTGGGCGAGCTGAGGGCCAGGATCGCTGTCATGTTGGAGGGCTGAAAGCGCGCGGTCACCGCGCGTATTGAGTCGCACGCGCGCGACTGGCCAGGGCGGTCCGCATGCCTCCCGCTACCGTGGGCTAGGATTCAGGGCCGTGAGATATTTTCGCAGGTCGGGTCCCGGCGTGCTGTTGAAAGACCACTTGGAGCGATTCGTCGACGGCCCCCATTCCCCCTCCGAGGACGACCCTGAGGGCATCCGAGGCCAGCGCGTCACCTACGATGAGAGCCAAGAGAACCAGGCCCAGTACGCCGACCAGTTAGCCGCTAGCCCGGGGTGGTACGAGGTCGACGTCAACGACGTCCCAGTGTTCCCCAAGGCTGAAGACGAAACGCCAGCACCTCCCGCTGTCCCGCCGAACCGCTGGCCCTCAACGAGTGATGCGTACGCCAAGGCGCAGACCGACGACAAAACCGACACCACCGCCGAGACAGCGGTCTAAGGGAGGCATCTGGCATCACCTGGTTTCCTGTTCACAGAAAAGCTCGGCACTGCTTCAGCTACTGGTGTGGCCAAGGAGGCGACCTTCGGCACTCCGGTAGTCCCCACCCAGGACTTGCCCATGACGGGCAACACGATGGACACCGACCCCGGTCTGTTCTATCCCGAACTGATGATCGGGACCCGCGACCTCCAGACCTTCGGTTTGTATGGCGAGGAGAAGGACGCTGGTGGCGTCGAGGGCCCAGTGTTCCCAACCAACGGCATCTTGTTCTTCACGGCGGCTATCGGCTTGGACGGCTCGCCCGGCTACGGCGTCACCGGTACCGCAGGCGGAGGAGTCACCACCACCCTGAACGGTGGCGTCTCGGCAGGGGCCACAACGGTCACGGTGACCTCGGCGACCGGGATCGTGGCCAACACCACCGTCATCCAGATCGACGTCAACACCCCGTCAACTCCACTCACAGCCGAGTGCCGGTTGGTCACCAACGTCGCCACCAACGTCCTAACCCTGGACGCCCCTTTGGTTTACAACCACCTCACCGCGGCCGCAGTCATTTCGGTCGTGAGCCCGTTTACCCATTTGATCGTGGAATCTGGGATCACCAACATCCCGAGCCTGACGGTGGAAAAGAACATCGGCGCCAGTCAGTCACTCCAGTTCGCCGGCGCTCGCGTCAACAAGTTCGACCTGAAAGGCCAGGCGTCCAACACCGAATTGTCGATGACATGCGACATGATCGCCCAGTCCGTGGCTCTGCTCACCAGCCCGAGCGCGGTGACGATCGTCGACGAGCCGCCCTTTGTCTTCAGTGAGTTCATCGTGGATTACGCCGGGGGCCAGATCAAGTCCCCGACCAACTTCAACTTGTCGATCGACAACGGCCTGAAGCCGACCTACACCCTCAACGGCAACGTCGAGTTGCAGTTCAACCCGTCCACGGCCTTGCATGTCAACGGCTCGTTCGATGTGGTGTTCGACACCTTCAACGACTCCACCTATGGCTTCTGGTCCTTCATGCAGGCCCACAATGAGGCCGCGATCTCCTTCTCGGCTACTCACGCCACCACTGGCTACGGGATCACGGTGTCCATGGGTAAGTGCTTGTTGAAGATGGCCAACGTCGACCCCAAGGTGTCGGACATCGTCATGCAGACCGTTCCTTTCGAGGCCCGCCGTTCGCTCAGCGCCTCGCCATCGGTGACCATCTCGGCAACTGTGACGAACGCGGTACACACGGCGTACTGAGCCCCTACCAGCACTTATGCAACTATCCACCAGCTCAAGTCCCCCAAGGAGCTAAACGAACATGCCCGGTTTTCTCGGTGAATACGACGGTACCGACCGCATCAAGATCGACGACGAAGAGATGTGGTGGGTCGACGTCAAAAAGTGCCTGTCGGTAGCCGAATCCGAAGAGGCCGAGCGCGCCCTGTCCACCATCGGCGTGAAGACCGACAAGACGGGCAAGAACGTGCCGGACATCAAGATCGACCTGAACCGCAAGCAGTTTGAACAGGTCGTGGCCTCGATCGTGGACTGGAACCTGTCTGATCGTAACGCCGTGAAGCTCCCGACGAGCTTTGACCGGGACCTCGAGCGCATCCAGCGGGACCAACTCACCAACTCCGACGGCTCACCCCGGATGGGCGCCGACGGCTTCGCTATGTGGATGAGCCCGCGGCGCAAGTCCCTCCTGCAAATACCTCAGCGAGCCTATGACCAGATCCAAAAGCGAGTCGATGTGCTCAACGGGCCCAAGACCCCCGAACAGGAGTACTCCTTTCAGGCTGGAAATGGGAGCAGCCCTCAACGCGGGCAAGACAACTCATCCGACGATCATCAAGTTCTGGACCGAGGAGCAGTTCCAGTCCCGACTGGGGATCCAGGTGGACCCCCGCCCGCTGACTGAGCGTCCCACCCACGAGGTCGACGAATACCGCCTGTTTATGCAGGCCACGATCGCCCATGAGAACGCCGCCGCCGCTCGGCGCGCCAAGGCCAACTGATGGCACTGTCCGAGGACGAAGTCCTCATCCTGATCCGCATAGCCGAGCAGGGCGCGGCCAACCTCGATAAGACCAAGGCGCAGTTAGGCAGCTTGAGCGCCGAGGCCGATGCTTCTGGGGCGGCTATGGCAGGGGGTCTAGGTAAGGCCGACAAGGCCGCCGAGGAGATGGCTCAGTCGGGCAATCTGCAAAAAGTTGACCGGGATCTCAACACCCTTGGCAGTGACGCTCAAGTTGCCACGTCGAAGGTGACCAAGGGCGCGAATGCTAGCAGTCACTCTCTTCATGGCATGGCCAAAGCCTTCGACGACGTTGCTAAGCACACATCGTCTATTCCGATCGTCGGGACGATGATGAAGGACATGGCCGACAAGATGGAAAATGCCGACCAAGCCGGGAGCGGGCTCATGGGGGGCATGCTCAAGTTGGGTGCCATAACGGGTCTGGTAGGGGTCGGTTCTTTGGTGGCCTTTTCTGCGGCGTCCGTAAAAGCTGCCAGCGATTTTGAATCATCGATGACCACGCTTGTCACTGGGGCTGGTGAGTCTCAGAAGAACATCAAAATGGTCGGCGATGGCATCTTGAACATGGCTGGTCAGGTAGGTCAGTCCACAACCAGCCTGGCCCAGGGCATGTACCTGGTCGAATCCGCTGGCTACCACGGCGCTGCTGGACTCGCCGTGTTGAAAGCATCGGCCGAAGGAGCGGCAACCGGCAATGCCGATCTGGCGACTGTAGCGGGCGGTGTGACTACGGTCCTGAAGCAATACAATCTGGGGGCCAGTTCGGCTACTGCCGTGACGTCAGGACTTATCCAGACGGTCGCTGACGGCAAGACGACGCTGGGAGATTTGTCTTCAGCGCTCGCCTCGGTACTCCCAGTAGCCGCTCAAGCTGGGGTCGGTTATGCCCAGGTTGGCGGGGCGCTGGCCACCATGACTGCCGGTGGTACTACAGCGCGACGTGCTTCCACGCAACTCGCCTTCCTGCTTCGTGCGCTGATTAGCCCAAGCACCGCGGCCACACAGGCCATGGCCGACATGGGGCTCAACTCGGTCACGGTCTCCAAGAACCTTGGCAAGGAAGGACTAACGGGCACCTTGGGAGAACTGACAAGCGCCATCACCGCCCACATGGGCCCAGCAGGACTAGTGCTGGAGAAGACTTTTACTCAGTCTCAGACGGCGGCTGGTGACCTACAGACCATGCTCAAGGCCATGCCTGCAAGTGTTCAAGTTCTCGCTCAGCAACTAGAGGCTGGCTCCTTAGGTGCTAAGGACTACGGCTCGGCCATAGCCGATCTGCCAGCTGGACAAAAGGAGCTGGGTACTCAGTTCTTGGCCACTTACGACAAGGCTCACTCGTTTAACGCCGAACTAGCCGCCGGTGGCCCTGCCGCGCAGACATATGTGGCGACGTTGCAGAGCATGGTGGGAGGTGCCAATGGGCTCAGCGCCGCGCTTGATCTCACGGGTAATCATCTCTCCACGTATAAAAGCAACGTTGACAATATCTCATCGGCCATGGCCAACGGTAAGACCCAGGTGCAGGGTTTCAAGCTCGTTCAGGGCGATCTCAGCTTTCAACTGGACCAGGCCAAGGACACGGTCGAGGCGTTGTCCATCAAGTTCGGTGAAGTGCTTATCCCGGTTCTTGAACAGGTCGGCATCGACATTGGAAATCTGATCACCTGGTTCGAAAAGCATAAAACGGTGGCCGAGGCCCTGGCTGTCGTGATCGGGACAGTTCTTGTGGGTGCCATCGGGACGTTCGTAGGCGAGATGGTGGGCAGCTTCGTCGGCGCGGTGCAGGGTGCTATCACGTCGCTGTTGCGGCTGGTCGGGATCATGCCTGAGGTAGAGGCGTCCGAGATAGCGGCAGGCGAGGCGTCCGACGACATGTTTGGTCCTGTTGGCTTGGCGATTGGTCTGCTCCTTCCTCTCCTGATCGAGCTTGTTACCCACTGGAAGCAGGTCCGAGAAGAACTGGAGAAGCACAAGGCGGCTGTTATTGCGGTTGCTGCCGCCATCACCATCTTGCTAGGGCCGATTGGCCTCATGATCGCCGCCCTTGCCGGACTGGTGGTCGGCATCATTTACGTCTGGACCCACTGGCATCAGATATGGGGCTGGATCAAGAACGAGGCCGAGGAGGTGTGGCATTATCTCGACGGGGTCTGGCACGCCATCGAGACGGCTGCGAACGACATCTGGGCCGCCATCATTGCTGTGATCCACGGTCACTGGGCCAAGGCCCTGGCCGACGTCAAGGCGGCTTGGGACGCCATAAAGGGCTACCTAGACCAGGTATGGGGCCTCATCAAGTCGGCGGCCATGGCGGTCTGGGGCGCGATCGGAGGCTATCTCGAAACGGCTTGGAACGCCGTAAAGAACACGGCCATCTCCGTGTGGGGTTCGATCCTGGCGTGGCTGACGGGCGCCTGGAACACGATAAAGTCCACGGCTTTTAGCATCTGGGGCTCGATCGTGTCTTGGTTGACAGGCGCGTGGGACGCGGTCAAAAACGAGGCGATCAGTGTTTGGGACTCGATCCTGTCGTTCCTGACCACCACGTGGGACAACATGAAGTCAGACGCCATGGCCATCTTCAACCTGGTTGTCTCGTTCCTGTCCGGCGTTTGGAACATGATCCAAGCCGACGCCACCATCATTTGGAATGGCATCAAGGCTTACTTCTCGCTGGTGTGGAACACCATCGTTGACGTGTTCAAAGACGTCTCGCCGGTCGGCATCATCATGTCCCACTGGACCGCCATCAAGGCCGACGCCATCTCGGTTTGGAACGCCATCAAGGCGTTTCTCTCCAGCGTCTGGGACGCCATGGTTGGTCTAGCGCGCACTCAGTTCGGTCTGCTCACCGCCCTGATTATCGGGGTCCCGAAAAAGATCATGAGCGTGTTCGCGGGAGCGGCCACGTGGCTGATCAGTGCCGGCGAGCAGGTCATCGAAGGTCTGATCAAAGGCATTCTGAGCCAGGCTGGCAACGTGGTCAGTGCTGTCAAGGGGATCGCCGGGGACGTGACCCATGGCGTCCTCGGCGCCTTTGGTATCAAGTCTCCCTCGACGGTTTTCGCTGAGCAGGTTGGTAAGCCCATCATGCAGGGCTGGGCGCTCGGCATCACGAATAACGCCCATCTGGCTTCAGATGCCGTGACCAAGGCCGCAGCGGGCCTTACTAGCGCGGCAGCGTCCGGAGCGCTTGGTGGTACGTCAATGGGAAGTTCCACGGGCGCTGAGTCAACCAAGCTGGCCCTGTCGTCGATCGTCACCTACCTCTCCGAGTTTGAGGACCTGTTCAAGCGCATCCTGTCCGAAGTCACGGTGTCAGCCAACAAGTCCTTCGACCTGTCAACCCAGGGCGGGGCCCTGACCGTCAACCTGCCGGTTACTACCTTCACGGCCATGCTGACAGCGGAAACGGCGCAACAGGCCACCCTCAACCAGATCGAGACAGCCGTAGCGTCGTCTGCCAGCTCGCTAGCTCAGATCGTCACCATGGGACGAGAGACCACCAGTAGTGGTGGAGGTGGCAGCGGAGGTGCGGCCGTGAAGGCTGCCGTTCAAACGGCCAGTACCAAGGTCGTGGCTGAGATCACCAAGGCGCGTCAGGCCAGTGGTCAATTGAGTGTGCAAGCCTTGGGAGCGGCCAGTCGCCAAATCTTTTGGACTGCGCGCGCTAGCAAACTGGCCGAAGACACGGCCAAGGCGCACACGAACGAGATCAAGGCGCTTGAGAAGTCCATCAAGGACAACGGCGGGGCCGGGTACGCCAAGTACGAAGCGTCCCTGAAGGCGGCATCGGAGAAAGCGACGAAGGCCCGTAACGAGGCCATGGCCAAGACCGCTGCTGCCGCTGAGGCGAAGGTGGCTCAACAGATCGCAGCCGAGAAGACGACAGCGGCCAAGACGACCCAGGCCGCGGCGGCGCTCGACGACATCAAGACCCACGTCAAGTCGGTTCTTGCCGCTCAAACGGCTAAGCAACTGGCGGCCACCATCGCGGCCGAGTGGCGGTCCTCGGCGGCTATTTTGGTGCAGGGGATAGTAGCGAAAGAGCATCTGCACCCCGTCAAGGCCGCTGCCGGTCTGGCCGGGAACTTGGTGACGGCGCTCAAGGGTATGGCCCTCACGCCTGGCATCCCGCAGATAACCCCCGAGCAGGCTGCCGCTGACCGCGCTGCGATCCGCAATCTCCCTGCGCAATTGGCCGCCGAACAGAACACCGCCACACACACCGCCGCGGCTAGGGCGTCGCTCGCCCAGATCAACACGCATGTGGCCGCGATGGAAAAGAATTTCACGGCTAAGCAACTAGCGGCAACGATAGCCCTCATAAAAAACCCTTGGCTTGGAGTAAAGACCCTGCCGCCGATGAGCGCCGCCGCCGCGGCTGCTGACAAGGCCGCTGCGAGGGCTCTCCCGGCCCAATTGGCTGCTGAACAATCCACGGCTCAGCACACCGCTGCCGCTAAGTCCTCTCTCGCTCAAATCAACTTGCACGTTCAGGCGGTCGAAAAGAACTGGACTGCTAAGCAACTGGCAGCCCAGATCGCTGTAATTATGAACCCCTGGCTCGCGGTAAAAACCCTGCCGCCAATGAGCCCAGCGGCTGAAGCAGCCGATAGGGCCGCGGCGAGAGCACTGCCGGCACAACTCGCAGCCGAGCAAAACACAGCCGCCCATACGGCGGCGGCTAAGGCCTCACTTGCTCAGATCAACCAACATGTGGCCGCGGTCGAAAAGAACTGGACGGCCAAAGAGCTAGCGGCCACGATCGCCCAGATCATGCACCCATCCACCGCGCCTACGGAACTGGCGGGCATCCACAGGGCCATGACCAAGGTGGATGCTGACATCATCACCGCTTTCGGCAAGTCCCTTGGGATCTCGACCAAGCACCTGTCCGTGGGCCAGCAGAGCTACACCAGTCAGACCGCCTACGCCTCGACGTCCACGAGTTCCAACGACGACCAAACCACGCTCCTCCGTCAAATCCTGGCCATCCTGCGGACCTCCAACGGCTACGAGGGCACCACGGCCAAGGGCATGACGCAGCTCATCGATGATCTGCCCAAGACTGTTACCGGGGCCATTCACAAGAACAACTCCAAACTGGCCGCGGTGTTGCCCCGAGCGAAGACGACCTGATGCCCGTTCCTTCGCCCTTGGTCGCGCCGGTATGGGAGTACGCCAATACCGGCGTAGTGGCCGATCCGTTCAACTACGGGAGCCAACCTCAGCAGACCTTCGTACAGCTCTCCGATGGCACGCTCGTATTTGGGTTCTACAACGGGACCACAAGTCAGTTCAATCTGGCCGTTGGTCAAGCCGGTAAGACCGACATTCAGGTCGTAGCGGCCCTGGAGCCACCGTTCGGCGTAAGCGGGATGTCCATGACCGTTGACACCGAGGACAACGTGTACCTTTGTGCGGCCGTCTATGGGACCAGTTCGCTTTATTACCCAGTGTTTTACGTCTTTGTCCGCGCCGCTGACGGTTCGTGGTCGGTTACGTCAGCGACGTTGGGGTCCTTCGCCTATAGCAATGGGTACGCCCTGGTGTGGGTTAACACGACAGGCGGGGCCTATCTCGTCTTGGCCACGCAAATCGCTGTCATTACAGTGAGCGTGGCCGATGTCTTGGCAGGCGGGACCATCAGCGCTGTCGATGCCGTGACCGGTCTCACCAATGCCGGTCGAACTATCTCAGCAGCCGGGCTAGGTGCCAGCGAGGGCGTCCTGGTCGACACTTATAACGGTACGAGTTGGGTGGCGCGCCTTGGGACTTGGTCCATCAACTCGTCGGGGACGATCACGCTCGGGTCGCTTGCCCAGATCAGCCTTGGTCTGGTTGACAATAGTTACGACTTCATCCCCCATCTCCGGTATGTGGGCAGTGGTTGCTGGTTCGTCATTTACACAGGGACCTCTCTCCAGATCATCGCCCAAGCTGTTGCCCTAAGCGGTACCTACTCCGCCCCCTCGGTCGTGCCTCCCTTGCCCGGTCAGGGCACCCTTGTCGTCGGCGACGAGGCGATGAATATCTCCACCTATGTCGATCCCTTTACCATCGGCCGGGGGTGGTTGGTTACCCGGTCGGTGATCACGCCGAGCACCGTGATACGTCTGGGGATGACAATTGGCCTAACGTCACCTCCCACCCTCACATGGGACTTTTTCACCCAGACGATTGCCACCGGTCTTGACACTTCGAGCACGTCGGTTGTCTGCCCGCCGAACCCCACCATCAGCGAAGTCGATGTGGTCCTTGGGGCCATAGCGAGCGCCACCACGCCCTTTTGCATGAGTGGCGTATTTACACTGCCGGTCTACCAACCTGCGACTCCGGTTTTAGGACCGCCCGGGTTCGGGTCTGTGATCAACCCTGCGGTACCTCAGACCTTTGAGTGGACCGTCGACCCAGCTGAGAACCAGGTCGCCTTCGCCTATCTCTTGGGTACCGGACAGGGCCAGCCCGGCATCTACTGGAACGGCGAGGCGCTGTCGCAGTGGGAAGTGTGGCTGGATGACCTTTCGCTAGCTGATTCCGGCCCGAGCGGCCAAACGTTCAGTTTCCAGGTCGGCACCGTGGTCGGTGTCCAGTACGCCATCACCGAAGGGTTTACAGCCTGCGCTCACTTTGTCGGTCACAGCGCTCTAGTCGGACCACCAGGCAGTACCAATGCTCAGGGTGCCGTCGTCGGTTCCGCGTTCACTGTCGAGTTTTTGTACCAGCCGAGCGCGGCCGATCTGACGACAGCGACCTTTTTGGTTTCAAGGGATACCAGCGCCCATCAGGAGTGGGCCATTTACCTAACGGGTGGCAATCTCACCATCGAGGTGTTCGACGCCAGTGGTATCGGTCATGCCTTCGGGGGCGTCGCCCTCACCGCTGGAGCCAACTACGCCGTCGCCCTCACGTGGTCCGGCACGACGTGGACACTGTGGCTCAATGGCGCCTCGGTGGCCACTCTATCGCTCAGCACGGCCCGAGCCCCGTCGAGCCAGTCCATGATCCTCGGTGCCCCCTCACCGTCCACGACGGGGACGACAGGCTATATGGCCGAGGTGCGCGTCTCTGACACCGCCCGCTACAGCACCTCCTACACGCCCGCTACAGCCCCGTTTGTGAGCAACGCCAATACCGGCTGTCTGTACCACCTGGACGCCGTTCCTGTAATGGGAGGCGGGACGCAATCGTTGACCATCCCGGCCGACGTCCTCGGTCCCGCCGGGACGACCTACTACTGGTGGACGCTAACCCGAGATCCCAACCTCATCGTTTCTCAGGTCCCGTTCCCGCTCAAGATGTTCTTGGCCGTCTCACCCTCGGCGTCGATCGAGGCCACGCCGTTGTCGTTCATCGACTCTGGACCGAGCGGTCAGACCCTCACTGCGACTGGAACGGTTGGATTGGTGCCGTCACCAGCAGGCACGGCTTTTGGCTCGGCCGCGCAGGCCGTCTCCAGCGGGAGCTTTCTCTCCGGTCCTGTCGGCTCTGGCAACGCCCAGGGCGCTGTCACCGGCTCTGCCTGGACTTGCGAGTTCATATACGAAGCGCCGTCGTTTGCGACCACGCCCTATGTCATCGGACGGTCTGGTGAGTGGCAGATCGTCATCGATCCCTCAGGCGCCGTCCAGGTTATTTGGTACGACTCGGGCGGGACCTCGCACTTCCTCAACTCGGGTTCGCATCTACTCACTGCCGGTGTCGCCAATAACGTAGCCGTGAGTTACAACGGCGCCGACGTGGCGGTTTGGGTCAACGGCACCTACGACACCGACTATGCCATGACATCGGCTAAGGCTCCAAGCGGGTCCACGGCGCTGGTGGTCTTTTTTGCCGACACGGTAGCGACCAGCGTCGTTGACGAAGTGCGGATTTCCGACTCCGTGCGCTACACGTTCGCCAGCAACTACACGCCCGCCACGATTCCGTTCACCTCGGACGTTTCAACCGGCTGCCTGTACCACCTCGATGACGTCGTGGGGACATCTCAGCCGACGATCCAATGGACGTTCACAGCCGGGACGATGGGCGGCATCCAGACCACGTACCAGGTCCTCATCGGGCCAACCGGTTGGGATCCGGCCACCACAACCCCGACATGGTCGACGCCCATCACGGCCGGGCAGGCGTCCTCAGCGACCGTCAGCGGCCTGTACCTGCCTCAGGGCACCTATGACGTCTACGTGGTCGTTACCGAGACCTCAGGGGCTACCAACGGGTACGACGACTTCGCTACATTCACGATCGTCTACACGGCCCCTGCTACGCCCTCCCTGACCGCCACAGCGACACTTGGGACCTATGCAGGCCTGGACATCGTCCTAGCCCTCACAGGGGCCACAGTGGGCAACACGGCCGAGTTCCAGTACTCCCTGAACGCGGGGAGCACATGGGCCGACGTCCGCAATGGCTCGGCGGTACCGGTTGGGTCCTCAGGGACAGCGGGTTCGGCCCTGTGGGGCGGCGGGGCCTTCGGGATGGGCACGTGGGGAGCGGCACTACCAGGCTCATCGATCGAGACCACCCTGGACGACTACGATATGGCCGCCGTCGGCACGGTCATTAGCTACCGGGTGCGTCAGATCACCTCGGGCGGTCTGGTATCGGCATGGTCATCCGTGGTCAACTGCACCTGTCCGGCCTTTTACGGTTACTGGTGGCTGAAGGACCCGATCAACCCGGTCTATAACGCTCAGGTCCAGCTTGACCCGCCCTACCCCCGGGCACCGCTCGAGGTCTCGAGCGATTACGTCACGCTCGGAGGGACCTACGAGGTGATCGTCTCAGACGGGATGCGGGGTGCCACGGGCTCGATCACCTTCACCACCATGGAAGGCCCCGACGGCGCGCCGTACGACATCTATAACCTGCTGAACCTGCTGATCCCGTCCCGAGCTCTTCTGCTTCAGGGGCCCTTCGGGGACAGTCTCTACGTCTGGATAACCGGCGCCCGTGAGATCGAAACCGAGTTCACTGGCGTGGAGTCGGCCATGCGCAAGACCACTCTCAAGTACGTGCAAATAGCTCGGCCGTAACGTGCCCCTTCCCTCCCGCCTACCCACGACCATGCCGGTCGCTGTGGTGTCGAGCCCACCTCCGCCTCCGCCACCCATCCCGCCGTTACCGGAGCCAGCGCCGGCGGTAGTCATCACCATGTTCGACCGGTATGGGAACCTGGCCCAGACCCTCAACATCTTGCAGGGCTCCACCTTCACCGACGACCGCACCCAAGCCAACCGGCGCTCCTGTGACATGACCGTGGCCGACCCGACCGGCGCTCTGTCCCCGTCCAATGCTCAGTCGTTACTGGCCACCGGGGCGACGTCGGGGTACACGATCCTGGTTGTGGCGGGCGGGTGGCAGCTTGGCAAGCTCATCGTCCAGGTCGGTGACTCCAAAGACACCGGGGCGACGCGCGAGGTGGAGATAACCGGCCAGGACGAGAGTTGGTTGGCGACCCGCATCGCCCTTGATTCGGCATGGGCCGTATCGGCAGGGACGTACTGGTCATGGGCGTTTGCCGATCTGCTCACGTACTGGATACCCGACGCCGACCTGTCGAACTTCGCCAACATCACATGGCCCACCCCGGCTATTGCCTTCAACCCCGGAGACGAGCCATGGACGAAGATGGCGACGGAGTGGGCACCCGCGGTGGGCGTGGAGCTTTACCAGGGCTCGGACGCCAAGTACTACCTCCAGATGCCCCCCGACCCCCGTACCCAAGAGATCGACTGGTACTTCACCGAGGGCGTCAACTGCACCATGACCGAGGTGGAGCACACCTTCACCGACGCCGATGTGCCGAACGTATACCAGCGCGACGGGGTAGGACCGGGTAACTCGGTGGTCACCTTCACGGCCCTCGACGACAACCCGGCCTCGTCAAGCTACGTCGGCACCTTCGGCTACATCCTGGACTACACCCAGGACACCCTGATCGCCTCTCAGGCCCAAGCCCAAGCCGACGCCACCTGCGCCCTGTACCTGGGGCTCGGAGCTGACGAACCGGTCATCGTCACCTGCACCCCGCCCGCAGGCTGGGGAGTCAGGTCGGGTCAGATGATCCAGGTGACCCGCCAAGCCGCTGGCTTAGACGCCGCCATGGTGGCCGTGGATACGATCGTGCACGCGTTCTTTCCGGGGGACACAACCACTATCACGGGCCGACGAATTACCGGATGGGCTGGAGTGGTCGGCTAAGCTGCCTTGCGTGATAGTTGAAAGCGCGCGGTGACCGCGCGTATTGAGCCATGAGCGTCGCCATTGAGGTCGACTGCCCGGAGTGTGAGAACCTCAATCGAGCGGCCCGCCGAGCTTGTCGGTTCTGCAACCACACTGGCAAGATCACCAAGTACGTAGCTGACAACGAGATCGTTGCTCCTGAGACCGCCCCCTGATGCCCCGCACTGAGCACGAACAACTCCTCCAGATGGCCCGCGTCCGCGCCGGCACCGACCCCGCCGTAGGCATCATCAAAGGCCCGGTAGTGATCGACCAGCTCGGCTCTCTTCTCGGAGGCTGCTGGTTCTTGGTCAACCACAAGGGCGCCGACGACCCAGGTACCAAGACGGTCTACGCGGCCTGTCCCCAAGCCAAGCTCACCGAAGTGCTGAAGGCGTACCAGCCCGACAAGCTGTGGGACCGACCGCACGCCGGCCACTTGGTAGGCCTGGTGCAAATCATTGACAAGGGCAATGATCGCCCGTTCGATGTCCAAGCCGCCATCGTCCACCTCATCCAAGACATCTACCGGGAGCACCTGTGAGCTACCCCATCACTTTCACCCTTGAAATGGACGAAGATGGCGACTGGCTCTTTGCTGATTCCGAAGGCGCCATGTACGGGCTCGGTCACAGCATCGGCGAAGCAGTGCAGGACTGGGAAGCGTCGGCTGCTGAACTTCGAACCCATCTGCGCGCTCACGACGGCACCTTGCACCCTCAGGTGGCCGAGCGACTGGCAGTGTTGGACCGGTTGGCAGATCTGAAGCTCACAGAAAGGGCGACGTGAAAAAGTCCAAGAAGAGCACCAAGCCCAAGAAGCCGAGGAAGGGATGGCCGATGGGTTTCGCCTCGGCCGGTCCTCGCTCCCGTAGCCTTGAGACTGAGGCCGCGGTTGGTCCGGTCACTTCGGTGAGTTCCACCACTATCGGCGTTGAGGAGCGCTGGATGACAGCGAAGCCGAGGTACGACCTGTGAGCCAAGGTCACACTCGCAAGTGCGGTGTTCCTCACCTGGAGCGTGACGCCCGAGATGGGATCACCTACTGTGGTCGTCACGTCAAGGGCCCGCACTGGACCTGTCGCCGTCACCCGGATGCAACTCCCTTGATCTGCAAGTTGTGCTGGAAGGCGTGTTCCAAGGTCACCGGTCAGTATGTCTCGGGACTAGTCGAGCGGAACGCCGAGGGTCATTGGGTGGTCCGGATATCGATGCGGGCTACGATGACCAACGGAAGCGCGCAGAACATCAGTTGGAACAGCGGCAACACCTCCAGCACCTTCACCTATTACATGAGATGGAACGCAGCGTGAGCCAGCCCCAGAACCGCCAAACCCGCCGCCGTCACGCCAAGATGCTCGGTTGGCGCTCAGAGAAGTCACCTGGCAAGAACACCATGACCCTACGCGAGGCTCTGGCCAAGGTCGAAGAGATCGACACCGACATAGAGCAAAAGTCGCACGCGCGCGACTCCGACACCGTAGCCATGAAGGCAGCCATGCACCTAGCCGAGATGGGCTTCCAACTTCCCGGCCAGCCCGAGGGCTAGGCTCAACCTCCGTGACCCCCACCCCGCCCGTCCCATCCCCGCCCGCCAAGCAGCCCTGGTGGCAGCGCGTCGCCATCGACGTAGGCAAGTCCGCGGGCCTGCTCCTGATCCTCGACAGCGCGGCCAGCGCGGCCCTCAAAGGAACGAACGTACCTGCTGGTGACCTGGCTGTGATCACCGCGGTTGGGGTAGGTCTTACTGCACTCGTATCCGGCTTGGCCAACTTCCTTGGAGGAAAAAGCTAAATGTCAGACCCCACCCTTCCCCGTACCATCGGCAAGTACGGTCGGCACCTCGGCAAGTCCGAGATCGGCGCCCGTCTCGCTCTGGAGCCTCGGCTCAAGAACCCGTTTCCCTACGTCAGCCCGGAGTCCACCTTCGATGGCCGGTGCGGGGTAACCGCTCTGCCCGATCTGGGGAACCTGGCCTACGGCTGCTGCGTGTTCGTGGACTACGTGTACTCGCGGATGCTGAACGCCTGGAAGGCAGGCACTCAGCCAGTCGGCAACTGGAGCGACTACACGGTTTGGCCGACCATGGACCAAAATCTCACGGCCTACTTCATCTACCAAGGCAGCCCCAAACCCACTGACTTCGTTTGGTCAGCTGAGAACGGCTACGACAATGGCTGTGACCAGGCCGACGCCTATCTTTGGTTCACCATGAACGAGATCGGCCCCCTGTCCAAGCTCCTCGCCTTCATGCAGCTCCCGGCTGGCGGTCAGATATATCAGGGAGCCATGCAGGTATTCGGCGTGGTGACCGACGACATCGTGGTCAGCGCCGTGATGGAGGACCAGTTCAGCGCTGGCGAACCGTGGAGCGATACAGCCCTGAAGACCATCGTCGGCGGGCACTCGACGGCGTCGACCTACCGCGACCCCAAGCAGGGCTACACGGCCACATGGTGCGTTGAGTGGCCGTACACATGGCCTAACCGCCGAGCCACCCTCGAAGAGGCATATCTCATCCTCGACGAGGACCAGCTCCACAGCCAGACGTACTTCGACGCCACTGAGCTACTGGAGGCCCTGGCGGCGCTCCAAGCGGAGCAAGGGATCGCTAAGGGCGTGGGTCGACGTGATGCCATCCTGAAGACCAAGGACCGTGCCTCAATCGTCCAGACTCCCGGCTTCCTGGCGGCCCTCAAGGCTGACGCCGAAGCTCTAGGTGAGCAGGTGAAGACCGACGCCGAGGGCGTAGCCAAAACGGTTGAGGGCGACGTGAAAACGATCGAAGCCGACCCCACGACCGTCGTGACCGATGCTGAAGCCGACGCCGCCGCGCTGGTCACTCAGGTAGGTGGAGATGCGGTCGGTGTGGTCGAAACGGTAGAGACCGACGCCAAAGACCTGCTCCACGACGTCGAACACCTCCACGACCTGGAGCGTAAGAAGCTGGCCGCCGGCGGCGTACCTGTAGACGACGAGGGCAGGCCGGTCGGGGTTCCGTTCGAACGGTGACCGTCCCGACGCTCTGCCCGTTTGCGGACTACCGGCCGATCGCTTGCAATACCGGTGGGCCAATGGCGGAGAACGTCGGACTTGTAGTGCATGTCCAGGTCGGTACGGGGTCTCTCTTCGGCTGGTTCAGTAACCCCGCGGCCGAAGTCAGCGCCCACTTCTGGATCGACCTGGACGGCAGCCTTGAGCAGTATGTCCCAGCCGGGACGACCGCCTGGGCTGAGGTCGAAGGCAATAGCAGTTACCTCAGTGTCGAGACATGTGGGTTTCCCGAAGACCCACTGACGGACTCTCAATGCGCCACCCTGGCCAAGCTCGTCGCATGGGGCCACCAGTCCTACGGCTGGCCGCTGGAACTTGTCGACCACGGGGGCCAGGGCATCACTACGCACGCCTTCTACCCATCGGGACTACCCGACCCGGCATACGGAGATCACGCCTGCCCGGGGACCATCCGCTCTGCTCAACTGCCCGGCGTGCTCCTAGCCGCCACGGCGACTATTCCTCCGGAGGGAACCATGATCCTAAAATCAGGCGTGTTCAAAGAGGGCGTGTTCAGTCCGACGCCCGTCACCCACTACGAGCAGGTCGTGTACCAAGCTGCGACGCACTGGAAGCCCCTCACAGCCGCGCAGGTGCCCCTGGTCCCCACAGCGTGGATAGTCGACGACAACGCCACGGGCGGGTTCCTGAATAGGTTCCCTGTAGTCCCTCCGACGACGGCGCCGGTTCACGGCACCGGACAGTGGGGCGACCCCGACAACCCGCCGCCTCCCAAAGAACAGATGGCTGTACCGCCTGAGGCCGCCTTCCCGCCCGATCCGGTCCCGGAGTACATTGACGAGCCGCCCGCGCCCGAGGTAGCCTCAAGCGTCACTCCCTAAGTAGGGGGACACGCATGAGGGACAGGGGCCCTGGACCTTGAGCACGCGAGAGCCGGTCGAGTTGGGGAAGACTCGGCCGGTTCTTTCGCGTCGAGGCCCGTCCTAGTTCGTAGGCGATGTCCAGGGCGTGATCGATCGCTTCGGCGGCTTCCGGAGCGGCAGTGATAGCAGCGTGGCGGGCGACGGTTAGGGTGGCGCTGGTGGGTGTCATGATGTCGTATCGACTGGTAAGCGTGGGACCTTGAGCGGGAGATTCTTTCCACGGTGTCCTTGACCTGCCCATATGACATCTGCTAAGATGACTTTCATGACCACCTCAACCAAGATGACCTTTATCGCGGTGCGCTCCCTCAGCCCCGGGTCGTGGGGCTCCGCCGGCATCGTCCACGCCGCGGACTCTGATGACCCGACGGCCAAGGTGGCGCCCACCACGTCCTACCAGGTGCCCCGCTACCGCTCTCTGTGCGGGCTGATCCTGCTCACCCAATACCGGGCGGAGGGTGCCACCACCTTTGACCAGGTGCACGCCCTGGACAAGTGCCGGAGCTGTGCCAAGTCCATCGCTAGGCGGGCCAAGCCATGAAGCACCAGATCCGCTGGTTCGCCCGGGTGACCCCCTGTGAGGAGGCCCCCGACGGCTGGCTCCCCCGTACCGCCCAGATGCGCGGCGCCTGGGGCTGGGACGTCCGGTGCAGCTGTGGCTGGGCCACGAACACCGGTGGCGCCGTGGTGCGCTATATCCGCGAGCAGGTCTGGCTCCACCACTTCGGGCGCCGTCCATGATCACCATTGACTGGGACCACGCGCGCTGTCTGTCTCTTTACCAGCCATGGGCTTCACTTGTGGCTCTCAACATCAAGACCATCGAGACCCGGAGTTGGGCCACGAAGTACCGCGGGCGCCTTGCCGTGCACGCCGCCAAGAGGGTGCCCAAGCTGGCCGATTGGGAGGCCGCCACCGGCTGGTGGGTGGACGAGGGGCCATCTCTCCATCGAGCGGGCACCACACTCGGCAACGGTATGGTCGATTACTCAGGCGTCTCGGCCGAGCATTACCGGCTCCCTCTCGGCGCCATCGTGGCCACCTGTGAACTGGTCGACTGCGTGCCGATAATCGGGCCAGGCCGGTCCTATACAAAGGACGACTACCCCCACCTCAAGCGGTATGGCGACGGCGTGCTCGGTATCTGCCGAGAGATGGGAGCGCAAGCCGAGTGGGTGACCGACCAACGCCCTTATGGGGACTATTCGCCCGGCCGCTTTGCCTGGCTCCTGGCCGACATCAAGCCTCTCGACGTACCCGTTCCCGTCCAGGGTCATCAAGGGCTGTGGAATTGGGAGCTACCAGCCGGGTAGAGGCTTGCGAGGGATCACTGTCCCGCTGGGCGCCTGGTACTCGTAGGCTCGCACCTGCATCATCCGTGGCTCAGACTGGTGAGCGCGTAGCGAAACGTTACTGGTAGCTCCACCGGGGCCGATCTTGCCCTCG